ACCTCGTCTTGCGGCCCGCGCTCTCGCCTAGCCTCATCTCGCCCCGGTTGTCGTTGGGCTGTCTGGAAACGCTCCGGACACCTAGGGAAAAGCCACGCAATGCGAACTAGGGGCCTACCCGGCGGCCACCCGCCCAACGCCCCCCACCCCCCTCGCCCTTTTTGGATGTACCCCAATTGTATAAAGCAAAAAACCGATGTAACACAACGCATCGAGAATGGAGAACCCGATGGTTGGAAAACGCGGAATGAGGTGGAAGGTATCGTCCAGGACGAACGCCGATGTCAGGCGCGTCAAGCTGGACAGGCAGCTCGCCTACCGGCGCTGGAGCGGTATGATGGATCGCTGCTACGACGAGCACGCGCCAGGCTATGACAACTACGGCGGACGCGGCATCCACGTCGACAAGCGGTGGCATGAGTTCGAGAACTACTACGCGGACGTCGGTAATCCTCCGCAGTATGGGCTGACGGTGGACCGACCGGACAACGACAAGGGTTATGGACCGGGCAACTGGCGCTGGGCGACGATGCGCGAGCAGGCTGACAACCGCAGGCCCAGAGCCCTGCCGCATTCGGGCTCGCTGAGCTTCATCTATGACGACGGCAAGCTGCTGACGACGCGCGAGGCAGCAGAGCTGCTTGGCGTCAGGCGCGACAGCCTCAAGCACAGGCTGCAGAGATTGCGCGAACGCGGCATCTTCGAGATGGACCTCGATTCGCTCAGGAACCCGTAACACAATTGAAAATTGTTCGAACCTCGCCTATTTTCCCATTACCGATAAGCACAGGATCTGCCATGCCTTTTTCCCAGCGTCCCGCCAATTTACGTCCGCTGCCGATGCGCATCACGCAGCGCCAGTACGATCGCCTGGTCGCCCATCGCGAGCGCGACAGTATTGCGCTGCAGGAGCACATCCGCCGCGCCCTGGACAATTATCTGGATCTGCTCGACCGCAAGGCCAGCCGCGAGGACGAGCGCAGTCCTCCTTCTGCCGAAGACGGCGTTCCCTCGGCCCTTCCCGATCGCATGCAGCCGCCGCTCAAGCTTGGCGTCAAGCCGCTCTCCAGCACCCAGAAGCTGCCGCCCTCCCAGCTTGACAGGCGTGCCGATAAGCCCAAGCTGACGCTCCGCTAGGAACAAGCCCATGCCGAGAAAGACCGCCCCAAGGGGAACAGCCACGCAGCTCGACGACATTTCCACCATCCTCGAAGCGACGCTCTCCGCCGCCACACCTGCCGAGGCAGGCCGTCCGCCGCGCCCCCTGCCGGACGAGGACAACCCCGGCCATCGCGATCCCGAGCCACGGGGCCCCGACGAGGAAGAGGAGGACGTGCCGCTGCCGGATCGCTACACGCCCGACGAGGACGAAGACGAGGACCGTCCTCCCCTCGACGCCCCCGATCGCGACATCGTGCCGCCCGCGAAGCCGGCGACGGCAATGCAGGCGCCCCGTCCAGGCGCAGCAAGCCCGTCCCCCGGCCAACCCATCCGCTACGAGAGCAGGATCCGCGTGCTGGAGGCCTACCGGTATCCCGGATCGCTCAAGGACGCGCCGCCGTGGGTCGACCGCAACTGGATCGGCTATGCCGACGCCGACGACGTCGAGCGCGGCATAGCCGCGGGGCCGTGCCTCAGGGTGCCGCACAGCGACGATGTCTTGATCTGCAGGATCGGCGATTACGTCGCCCGCCAGGAGGTGCTGATGGCGCCCGGCGTGCCGGGGGTAGTGCGCATCGAGGTCTGGCCGAGCAACGAATTTGAAAAGCTGTTCGTGCCCGTTGCCCCCGGCGTCAGCGCCGCCGCGTGAAACATAAATGGTTCCGATGGCGTTTACCCTCTCGAAGGAGAAACGTCATGAACAGGTTCGTTCTCGCTGCCGCGCTAGCATTTGCCGTGGCGCTCCCCGAGGTCGCGAATGCGGCCACGGTCTCGTTTCGCAGTCCCGCTGCCGAGGCTGTTCCCGTGCAGTGGGATGGCGACAATTACGGCCCGCCGCGCTGGCAGCGCAGGCACCATTGGCGGCAGGCGCGCCGCGAGTGCTACCGCTATGGCGACTGTCGCAGGCTCTACGTGATGCGGCGCCATGCCCAGCAGCGCCGGTACGAGCGCGACTACGGGCTCTACGATCGCGATCAATACCCACGCCGCAGGCATCACCGCCAGGGCTTCTCGCTGGAGATCAACCCCTAGGTCCAGCCCGCAGCGCTGACCTTCGAGGCCGGCCGCCTGGCCGGCTTGGGCTTGATCTTGCGCGCGATCCTCAGCACCAGCCCGGCGTTGACGGTCAGCGCCACGTATTGGAGATCATCCGCGAAATCCGACCATGGGTGTTTCTTTTCCGGCAGCGGACGTGTTTCCCCGGCACTTGTTTTTCCGTAGCGATACGCCCCGTTCAGCGCCCTGACCGTCATCGGGCAGCGTCCGCCGTCGACCAGTACGGCGGGGCCGCCGTCGCGCTGTTGCAAAAGCAGCGTCTCCACGGCGCGGATGCGTGCGTCGACGTCGTTGGTCGGCGCCGGGAAGCACGGCACGCCGAGCCTGAGCATGACGTCGAAGGAATCTTCCTCCAGGAAGTTGCCCTTGGCCCGGCCGGAGGGATCGCCGACCGCGGCCATCATCAACCCGAAATAGCGCTCGCTCCACAGCCGCGGCTTCAGCGATCTGGTGACGTGCAGCTCCAGGCCGACGTTCTCGGCGTGCACCTCCTCAAGGATCAAGAGCCTGCCGGCATGGTCGACCTGGGTGATCAGCGAGCACGGATGGCGTCCGAAGTCCTGGCCGACCAGGACGACTTGCCCGCGCACCGGGTCGAGCGAGGCGACCACGTGGAAATTGTAGCGGAACGAGCCCTTGAAGACGGCGACGCCGGAGGGGTCCTCGCCGTACTGGGCGTTGACATAGCGCCTGACCCAGTCCGCGTTGGGATTGAGCGCCAGCCGCTGGTAGTAGCCGGGCGGAAGATTTTCGACGTTCTCGGCCTCTGGCGATAATCCGTCCGGCTGCCAGAACACGTCCCAGTCGGCAGGCTTGTCATGCTCCATCATCCGCCACCAATCGCTGCCGGTGACCGGCGCGTTGGTGTCGCAGATGATGCCGAACCAGCTCGGGCCGCCATCCGCAGCGCTGGGAAATCTTCCGCAGCGGCCGGCGATCGCCGATATCAAATCGACCGAAAGCTCGATGCCCTCGTTGACCATCACCCCGGTCAGCTGCATGGAGAGCAGGCGCTTCTGGTCCTCTTCTTCTTCCAGCGGGATCAGGTAGATCTCGGCGAGCACGTCGTTGAAGCTCAATGTCACGAGCTGCTCGGTAACCTTGTAGACAGCGATCTCGCGGAACCAGCTCAAAATGTCCAGCAAGACTGACATCTTGAGCTGCGACAGCGTCGTCCTGACGATCGCCCAGCGCGTCCTGCGCAAACCGTCCGGGCCGGGCCGCTGCTCGATGGCGCGCCTAAGCAGCTCCATCAAACAGCCGGTGGTTTTCCCCGATCCGATCGGCCCGACGATGATGCGGATGAAGGCTTCCGAGAGCATGAAGCGCGCGATTGTCGGCGGCGCGGTAAAATGGATGCTCATGGCTCGGGGATCGCCTCGATGGTCTTCATCGGCTTGACGTCGATGTGCTTTTCGACGTTGCCGATCGTAATCGAGATCGAGAACTTCTCGCCTGGCGCACCCTCGGCGCGGCCGCCGTCGAGTTCGCCCAACCTGGCCAGGAACTTGCCGGCCTCGACGCGCTGGATGAGCGGGACGGAGTTGTCGCCGATCTCGGCGATGTAGGTCTCCAGCTGCGATTCCAGTCCCGTCGCCGCCTTGATTTTTACGCGTTCGCGGGTGTTGGCGGCGCTCATCCAGTCGCGGGTGAGCTGCGCCACCTGGTCCTGGAAGAGCTTGTTCTTCTGGATCTTTTCCCAGTCGGATTCGGAGATCTGGTGGAGCGCCAAAATATCCCCGATCGGCAGGATATCCATGGCGATCTCGCGGGCCAGTGCGGCGAAGTTGATCGCGAACACCTCCGAGCGTGTCTGTGCTGCCATGTTGTCAATCCGCGTCTTTGCGGTGTATTGCTGCCGGCACCGAGGGAAAGCGAGGATGGCTGCCGGTCTCAGACTAGTTACCCCGGAAGGACTGATCGGCCAAGAGGCTGACGCCGCGCGGGCTCGCGCCGCAGCTGAGGACAGCACCTCCGATCGCTTCACCACGTCTCTCGTGGGCTTCATCGACGGCGAGTTCGAGCGCTTCGCGCGGCATCGTGACTCCGCGTCCGGCTGGACCGATCGGCTGACCTCGGCGATGCGCGTGTTTTCGGGGCAGTACGACAGCCAAAAGCTTAGCGAGATCAGACGCTTCGGCGGTTCGGAAATTTACGCACGGCTGATCGCCACCAAGTGCCGCGGAGCAACGTCGTTGCTGCGCGATGTCTACCTTAACACCGAAAAACCGTGGGGCCTGGAGCCGACCCCCGATCCGACGCTGCCGGAGGACGTCTTGAACGACGTCACCAACCTGGTCCAGGTCGAGATCGCCACCATGCAGCGGCTCGGCCAGCCGGTGGCGCCCAACGACATCAAGGACCGCATCTCCTCGCTGATGGCGTCGGCCAAGCGCGCCGCGCTGAAAAAAGCGCGCGTCGAGGCCGAGGTGGCGTTCACCAGGCTCGACGACATTCTGACGGAAGGAATGTTCTACGAGGCGCTCGCCGCCTGCCTGGTCGACATTCCGCTGTTTCCCTTCATGTGCCTGAAGGGGCCGGTGGTCAGGATCGTGCCCGAGGTGACCTGGGTCAACGGAAGGGCGATCACTCAGAACAAGCCGAAGATGTTCTGGAACCGGGTTTCTCCCTTCGACGTGTGGTGGACGCCCGGCGTGTCCGACATCAAGGACGCCGATGTCATCGAGCGCACCCGCGTCACCCGCTCGGATCTCAACGAGCTGATCGGCCTGCCCGGCTACAACCAGGACGCCATCCGCGAGGTGCTCAGGTGGTACGGCCGCTCCGGCTACGTCGAGGCGGCGGCATCCTACGCCGACACCGCGCGGGCCGTGATGGAAAGCCGCGAGGATCCGCGCATGAACCAGTCCGGCATGATGGACATGCTGGAATACCACGGCTACGTGCAGGGCGAGATGCTGCTGGACTATGGGCTCGGCGCGGCCGAGGTGCCCGACCCGATGCTGGATTACTTCGTCGACGCCTACAAGATCGGCCGCTATGTGCTCAAGGTGCAGCTCTCTCCCTCGCTGCGCAAGAGGCCGCCCTACTATGTCACCTCCTTCGAGAAAGTGCCCGGCACCGTCGTTGGAAATGCGCTGCCAGACATACTGGAGGATATCCAGGACGCTACGAACGCAGCGCTGCGCTCCCTCATCAACAACATGAGCATTGCGTCCGGTCCGCAGGTCGTGGTCAACGACGATCGCGTGGCCGAGAACGAGAACGGCGACGAGCTTTATCCATGGAAGCGCTGGCACGTCGAGACCGACCCGCTAGGCGCCAACAACGGCCAGCAGCCGATCACCTTCTTCCAGCCAAATTCCAACGCCCAGGAGCTGCTCGGTGTCTACGAGAAGTTCACCCAGATCGCCGACGAACTCTCCGCGATACCCCGCTACATCACCGGATCCGAGAGGATGGGCGGCGCGGGCCGCACTGCTAGTGGCCTTGCTATGCTCATGGGAAATGCAGCCAAGATCCTGCAAACGGTGGCGGCGAATATCGACAACGATGTCGTCGAGCCGTCGGTCTCGGATCTCTACGACATGGTGATGCTGACCGACCAGACCGGCATCCTGCGCGGCGACGAAGCCATTACCGTGCTCGGCGTCAACGTCGCCATGCAGCGCGAGACGCAGCGCCAGCGTCAACTCGAGTTCCTTCAAATTACAGGCAACCCGATCGACGTGCAGATCACCGGGGTGAAGGGTCGCGCGACGGTGCTGCGCGAGGTCTCGAAGGGGATCGGCCTGCCGGGCGAGGACATCGTCCCCCCGGAGGAGGAGATCAACGCGCAGCAGCAGTCGCAGCAGGGCGGTCCGCCAGGCGCTCCCGGAGGAGCACCAGGCGGGCCGTCGGCACCCGGCGCGCCGGCCGCGCCGCAGGGGCCGCAGACCAACGTGGTCGGGCCGACCGCCGGGCAGGGACCCGGCACGCCGCCCAACCCAGCGCAGGGACCAGGCTAGGAAAGGAAAAGCTGATGGCAGCGTCCAAGAAGTCCAGCTCCAAATCGGCTGGCAAGCAGAAGATCCAGGCCGGCGGCTCGAACAAAATGCATAAGTTCGCCGGGGCCGGCGCGCAGGCGCCCGGTGTCACCGCGGTGACCCAGCACTCGGGTAAGGGCGCCAGCTACGCCAAGGGCGGGCCGTCCGGCAAGATGCAGGGCTTTTCGCCGGTCAAGCCGCAGAAGGCCGGGCGGTCGAGCCAGAGCTGATGGCACGGGCGCCGCGCGCCAAGGTCTCGTCGACGTCCGGACAGGGCATCTCCAGGCTTGCCTACCAGAAGGCCTACCGGATGAAGGGCGGGCTGACCGCGAGATTCTCGTCCGGCACCGATGGCAGCGGCCAGAAGCGCGGCTACTCGAAAGACGGCGGCGACATGCCTGAATCCAGCTTCAACGTCAGCTACGGCGACACCTACTTCCCCACCGATCTCAAGGACATCGAGGCAGTCGCCGCGCGCAAGCCGTCGCGCGCCAGCGTCGGGCTCGGCAGGCAGAAGGCCAAGCAATGGCGAAAGTGAGCAAGGGCAAGCCGATCCGCCAGCTGCCCAACCGCGGCGCGCTCAACGACCTTCAGGCGTCGCGCAGGACGATCGTCGATTACGCCAAGGCGACGCCGATCGTGCCGAGCGAGCCCAATCCGGCCGAGATCAGGATCCTCGCAACGCCAAGGAGGTGACGATGGCGATCAATCCGATGCAGCTCAAGCAGTCGCAGGCGTTCAATACGCCGGGCATCACTTCGCGCAGCGGCTATCGCTCGCCGCCGTCGCTGGCCGGCGGGCTCGGCGGCCAGTTCGGCGGCGCCCAGGCGCGGCCCGGCGTCAATATGGGCTTCGGGTCGTCGCCCGCCGCTGCCCAGCTCGGCGCACGCCAGGCGATGGCGCAGCGCGTCGCCGGCGGCGGTCCGTCGGCGCCGGTGCCTGGTTCGCGTCCGGCGCTGCCCGGTGTCGGCCCGACCGCGGCAGCTCCGGCGTCAAGGATGCCCTGATGCCGTCCTCGGCGCGCATCGTGAAGACGGCGATGCAGCTCAGGGCCGTAGCCGGCGACGAGTGGAACGAGTTCGTGGTTGCGATGCGCGAATACGCCGCTATGCAGATGACCGAGATGCTGCAGTGTCAGCCGGAGCTGCTGCCGCGCGCCCAGGGCATGGCACTGGCGGTGAACGAAATCTCCACCGCGCTGGTCAATGCGCCGAAGCTCTACGAGAGGATGATGAAGGGCAATGGCTAAGACGCCCAAACAAGTCGTCGACGAATATACGCCGAAACCGCCCAAGCAGGTGCAGGATCAGCTTGCGGCCGTCGAGGCGATGTTTAATAACAACGGCGGCGACGCGCCAGCTCCGTCGGCCAGCGCGTCACCCGAACAGCCTCCACCCCCGAGCCCCCCCGCTTCGCCGGAGGCTGCATCTCCTCCTCAGCCAGCGCCACAGCCGGCTGGGGAGGAGGATCAGGACCAGCGTTATCGATCGCTGCAGGGTCGCTACGACACGCTGCAGAAGAACTACAATCAGCAGGGCCAGCGCATCGACGAGCTGGAGCGGCTGATCGCGTCGCTGAAGATCAAGGGCGCCGAGGAGGACAAGCGTCCCGACGCGGCGGTGCCGGCGGTCAAGCCGAAATTCGTCACCGAGCAGCAGGTCTCCGAATACGGCGAGGACTTCCTCGACGTGGTGGGAAAACGCGCCAAGGAGGAATACTTCCCGGAGTTCGACGAGCTGGCCAAGCGCCTGCAGCGTCTCGAAGGCCGCGTCGACGGCGTCGGCACGGTGATCTCCAAGAACCAGGTGCAGGATGTCTACTCCTCGCTGACCAATGCGATCCCGTCATGGCGCGACATCAACCGCATGCCGGAGTTCAAGGACTGGCTCGCCGAGCCGGATCAGTATTCGGGAAAAATCCGCAACGATATGCTGCAGGAGGCCTTCACTAGACACGAAGCGAATCGGGTCGTATCTTTTTTCCGGGGATTTCTTGAGGCTGTCGGCACCCCGCCGTCGCCTTCCAGCCCAGGGCCGTCAGCGCCGCCTCTGTCCGACACCAATGGACACGCCAGCGGGAAGCCCTCCCTGGAAGACTTCGCGGCACCCGGCAGAGCCAGGTCGGCGCCGCAGTCATTGCCGCCCGAAAAGCCCGTCTACACAGCCGCCTGGATTGCGAGGTTCACTGCGGACAGGATCGCTGGCAAGTATCGCGGGCGTGAAGCCGACGCGGAGGCCATCGAGCGGGATATCTGGCAGGCACAGCATGAAGGGCGAATCCAGTAACGCGCTTTAGCAAGAAGCGAGGATCGCCATGGCATACACCACCACTGGTGGCTTTCCGGTAGCCGGTGCCGGCACCACGCCACCCATCTACCCGACAGGGGCAACCACACCCACTCCGGCCTATTCCGGCACCTTCATCCCGGTGCTGTGGTCGACCAAGCTGATCGAGAAGTTCTACGCCTCGACGGTGCTGGCAGCGATCTCGAACACCGACTACGAAGGCGAGATCAAGAACAAGGGCGACACCGTCGTCATCCGCACCAAGCCGACCATCACCATCAAGGATTACAAGGCCGACGGCCTGCTCGACATCGAGCGCCCCGCTTCGAACATCATCGAGTTGAAGATCGACAAGGGCAAGTATTTCAACCTGATCCTCGACGACGTCTACGAGGTGCAGTCCGACCTCAACATGATGAACATGTGGTCGGACGACGCCGCCCAGCAGTTCAAGATCGTCGTCGACACCGAGGTGCTCAAGGGTCTGCTCGGGCAAGCCGCCCCGCAGAACCGCGGCACCACGGCAGGCAAGATTTCGCAGAACGTCAATCTGGGTGTCACCGGGACGCCGTTGCAGATCGTCGCTCGCAACCCGGCCGGCACCGCCGGCAAGGTTGAGATCGTCGATCTGCTCGTGCGCCTCGGCCAGGTGCTCGACGAGCAGAACATCCCGGAGACCGGCCGCTGGGTCGTGCTGCCGGCGTGGGTGTCCTCGCAGATCAAGATGTCGGAGCTGCGCGACGCCTCGCTGACCGGCGACGGCACGTCGATCCTCAGAAACGGACGGCTCGGCATGGTCGATCGCTTCACCATCTATGTCAGCAACTTGTTACCAAGTGGAACTGCAGCAGGACTAGCAGCTGGAGAATGGGTTATTTACGCGGGCACTCAACATGCACTGACTTTTGCAAGTCAGATAAATAAAGTTGAGACTCTGCGCTCTGAAATGACTTTCGGCCAGATCCTGCGCGGCCTGCAGGTCTACGGTGCCAAGGTGCTCGACGGAACGGCGCTCGCGCAGGCGATCGTCACGCCGGGCTGATAGGCTCGCCACCGGGAGCAGCGCCCGGCGTGGTTGGAGACGCGTCAGGCGCCGGGAGAGACGCCCATGCCGACTTCGAGCGCGCTCGAAACGCTTGGTCAGTACATCGACGAATCGCGTCGGTTGCTGCAGGACGAGTTCGCGCCGTACCGCTACCCCGACGACGATCTCGTCGACGCCCTCAACATCGGCATGCAGGAGGTCCGTCGCCTCAGGGCGGACCTCTTCCTGCCGATGTTCGAGCTGCCGTGGACCGACGCGACCGGCACCATCGACCGCGCCGCCACGGTGACCATGGACCCGATGTACCGGCCAGCGCTGATCTATTACGTTGTCGGCCGTCTGCAGCTGCGGGACGACGAGCCGACCGTGGATTCACGGGCCGCCGCACTCCTGCAGAAGTTCGCGCAGCAGCTGTTGACGACGGCGTGAGGAGGAGATGATGCCGGGCTGGAGAGAATGGGATGGGAGCCAGGACCTGCCTGTCGATCCTGATGCCACTGTGCTCGTGCGTTTTCGGGACGGCCTGGAGAGCCGTGGCCGCCGCGCGTCGTCGCTTCGCTGGGAGCACACCGGCGAAAGCGATGACGTCGTCGCGTTCCTGATGTTCGACGAGGAGCCCGCCGATGGCTGACGCCTGCGCTCCCACCGACCGGCTCATGCAGACGCTGCGGACCCAGGTCCCCGGCGCTACCGACGACATGCTGGAGCTGCAGCTCTTCAACGTCGTCGACGAGTTCCTGCGGCGCACCAACACCTGGCAGGAGAGCCAGGACATCGAGCTTAACGGCTCCGGCCAGTACGACCTGGTGCTGCCGTCTGGGGCGGCGTTCGTACGTATGTTGTCGGCGAGCTACAACTCGACGCCGGTGCCGTCCGCTTCCGGCACCTCGACGGCGCAGGCCTCGCTCGGGCGGCTGAGCTACGAGCAGTATTTCCCCGACGGCGACGCCAGCTTCCATCCGGCCGTCACCGATATCGATACCAGCAATATCTTCAGCTACGCCGTCTACCGGCCCGACTACATCCAGATCATCAACGAACCGACCGAGCAGCAGCCGACCTATCCGTTCGCGATCATCATGGCGCTGACCGTGTCGAGGAGCTGCCTGGAGTGCGACTGCGGCGACTGGAACCTGCCCGAGTGGATGTTCGACCTGTTCTTCGAGGATTGGCTGAACGGCGTGCTCGGCCGCATGTACGGCATCCCCGCCAAGCCATGGACGTCGCCGACCCACGCGCAGTTCCACCTCAAGAAATTCCGCAACAAGATGGCATTCCGCAAGCAGGAGGCGATGCGCGGCCTGGTCTACAACGTGCCGGCCTGGCGCTTCCCGAGGGTCGGAGGCTGGACATGAATTCGATCTTCAATATCTCGCGCTACAATCTCCTGGTCGGCAACTTCGACTGGATCGGCGCGGACATCCGCCTGGTCGCCTTCTCCGGCACGCCGGTGTTCATCGAGACCGATTCGACGGTGTCGCAGTTCAAGGCACGCGGCGCGGTGGAAAGCGGCTGGTCGCTGGCCATCACCTCGAAGACCGCGGCCGCCGACGGCACGGCGCAGACCAACCAGGTGGTGATCCCTGCGGTGCCGGTCGGACCCGACATCACGCATTTCCTGATGGTCAAGCGCGATCCCGCCGTGCAGGACAATTCCGAGCTGATCCTGTTCATCGACGATGCCTTCGAACTGCCGTTTACCCCAAACGGGGCAGACCTGATCGCGCAGCCGGATTGGCTCGCCCAACGCGGCTGGTTTAGGGCCTAAAGAAAGGACCGAAATGCTGTTTAGCCGCAGCGACATAAGCAGCATGGGCTTCCGGGGCAGTGTTGAACATGCCCAGGAATTTGCCGTTGCAACGAGCGTAGAACTTACGCCGATGGCGGCGCACGCCTTTGAAACCAGTGCTGTGGATTTTGTTGCAGTTTCGGTTGCCGGCGTTGTCAGTGGCACCCGATTCACGAAGGTTGACCCAGCGGTTGTCGAACGGGTCGGTATTGCGGTGGTCGACTATAAAAATTGGGTCGTGGCCAGTGACCATTTTCCAGATCAAAGCATGGGCAGTGTACGGTTTATTGTCGATGTAGACGCGGATTCTACGGAGGTCTTTATGGCCAGCTATAGAGCCAGCGCGGGCCATGCCGCGACGAACTTTCCAACGGAGAACCCCAGTACGAGGGTCGTAATCGAGGAGTTCGAGCAAGCGGGTTTGAGATGGCAGAGGCTTGATCTTCATAGTGGTTACAATAGTGGTTGGTTGGGGGCTTGTCCATGAGCGTCCCCGATCCCAAGCTCAGCTATTACGGTCAGCCGATCCTGCCCGCCGGTTACGATTCTTGGGATCTCAATGGTGACGAGATGAATGGGCCGGGCGTCAACGAGCCCATCTGGCCAATGCTGTTCGACACCTTCGAGCCGAAGCAGATCGTCATCATGACCGAGGAGCTGCTCGAAGTGTTCGACGGCTGCGCCGACTACGTGGTGCCGTGCGAGAACACCGCTGTCGTATTCCCGGCCGAGCCCGAGACCATCGTGATCAGGAAGGCGGCATGAGCGTTATCAAGAGCTTCCGCAAGACCACAGTCGAGCGCCGTCGGCTCTATCTCGACTATTCGTGCTGGCTCGGCGAGACAGAGGTGCTGACCGACTTCCAGGTGACCGTCAGTCCATTCACGGAAGACGCGCCGGTCTCGATGAGCGTCGCCTACACCGACACCACCAACAAGAAGCTGGCGATGTTCGTCGGCGGCGGCGTCGGCAACACCAACTACACGCTGCAGATGGTGGTGCGGACCGACCAGGGACAGGTCAAGCGCGACGATCTGGGATTGAGGGTGCTGCCGTGACCACGATGAACGTCCTGTTTGCTAACAATGCTTCGTCGCGGCTCTACCAGGACACGCCGTCGGCCTCGACGACGATCCGCGTGCAGGACGGCCACGGCGCGAAATTTCCTAGTCCGACCGACCCGGATTTCTTCTTCGTCACCGTCGAGGATCGCCGCTCCGGGCAGATCGAGATCATGAAATGCACGGCACGCTCGGGCGACATCTTGACCGTGCAGCGCGCCCAGGAGGGAACGGTTGCGCAAAATTTCCTTCTGGGCGCGACCGTTTCCAATCGGCTCACTGCCGCGACGATGGCGGAGCTGTTCAATACCGTTGGCTACACCGAGAGCGAGGCTGACGCGAAGTTCGTCGACGTGGCCGGCGACACCATGACCGGGCCGCTGATCCTGCCAACCGCGGCGCCGACCGATCCAAGCGAAGCCGTGACAAAGGCTTACGCCGATGCCTTGCCGCCCGGTGAGGCGCCGCTCGACGGCACGGCCTATGTGCGCCAGTCCGGCGCCTGGGCGCCGTCGACAGCGTTGACCGACACGCCCGAGCAGGTGCTGGCCAAGCTGATCACCGTCGACGGCGAGGGCAGCGGCCTTGATGCCGATCTGCTCGACGGGCTCAACTCGGATCATTTCGGCACGGCGGCCGACGTCGCCGACCTGCTCGACCGCATGTCGACAGCCGAATCGGTCAACGATGCGCAGGATACTCGCATCACCACCAACGAGACCAAGAACGTCGCGCAGGATGGCCGGCTCGACGCGATCGAGAGTCTCAACACCACGCAGAACAATCGGCTGACGGCGGTCGAGACGCTCAACACGACGCAGGACAGCCGGCTGACGGCGGTCGAAGCGAAGGACACCGCGCAGGACAATCGGCTGACGGCGGTCGAGGGCGTCAACACCGCGCAGGACGGCCGGCTGACCAGCATCGAAAATATCAATACCGGCCAGACCAACGCGATCAACCAGAACAGTAGCGACATCGCGGCGCTGCAGACCGGCAAGGCCAACATCGCCTCGCCGACCTTCACCGGCGATCCCAAGGCGCCGACGCCCGCGACTGCCGACAACGACACGTCGATCGCCACGACGGCGTTCGTCAAGGCGCAGGCCTACCTGACCGACGCGCCGAGCGACGGCTTCACCTATGGTCGCAAGAACGGCGCGTGGTCGACCATCGTCGGCGGTGCCATCGTCTCCGACACCGCGCCGACCGGCGCGCTGCAGAACGGTCAGCTTTGGTGGGAAAGCGATACCGGCAACACGTTCCTCTACTACGTCGACCCCGGCGGCGCGCCGGGGCAGTGGGTGCAGCAGAACGTCACCGACATCGCCGAGAGCAAGACCGCCACGACGCGCAACCGCATCGTCAATCCGGCCTTCCAGATTGCGCAGGAGCAGACCTCGACCTCGACCTCGACGGGTTACTTCGCCGATCAGTGGTATGCGGGCTTAGGCGGCGGCGGCACGGCTACGTTTTCGCAGTCGATCACGGCGTCCTACCCGCGTCAGACGGCTCGCGTCCTCATCGGCACCGCCGATACGTCGATTGCAGCTACCGACAGCCTCTATATAGGCCAGAAGCTGGAAGGCCAGATGATCGCCGACCTGCAGTGGGGCACGTCGCAGGCGATCCCGGCGGTGCTGCGCTTCTCGGCGCTGACCATCAACGCTCCCGGCACTTACTTCATTGCTCTTCGCGACAGTGTGCCATCCGTGTCGTTCGTCGCATCGTTCACGCTGGCTGCGGCCAACCAGTGGTACGAGATCGAAATCCCTATTCCGGCCTGCACGGGTGGGACGTGGCCTAACGATAATTCGATAGGCGGCTACCTCACCTTGGCCCTCGCAATGGGTTCGACCTACCATTCGCCGTCGCCCAATGCATGGGCCAGCGGCAATTTCCTTGCGGGAGCTGGCATCAGCAATGGCTGGGGCGCCGCTGGCAACGATTTCAGGATCGGTCAGGTTGGCCTCTACGCCGACCCGGAAAGCACCGGCAGGGCCCCGCGCTTCGAAACACCGGACATTGGCGACGAACTGCGCCGCTGCCAGCGCTACTATTGGCGGGACGACAGCGGCAGGCTGATGTACGCCTACGTTCAGGATTTCACGCGGCGACAGCGCCAAGATACGCACCCCGTTCCGATGCGGGCTGCGCCCACCATAACCGGGACTATTTCCACAGGCTCCAATCAGGCTATTTCTTCCGGCACTGCGACAGTCTGGACCGCGTTCTGCGATACGGTTGGTGTCGGCACTGGCTGTAGTGTTTCCAACATTAAAGCGAGCGCGAGGCTCTGATGGCGTTCGACTTCCCCGCCTCACCCTCTGACGGCCAGAAATTCAGCCCCGCAGGCGGGCCGAGCTACATCTGGAACGCCGCGTCGAGCACATGGCGCATGCTCGGCACCTCGACGCCGGTCGATGTCGAGATCGTGCAGTCGGTGCTGACCACGTCGGGAACGTGGACGAAGTCCGGCGCGCTGACTTATCTGGAGGTGACCATCGTCGGCGGCGGCGGCGGAGGCGTCGATGTTCCCGCGACCGGCGCGGGAGCAAACGCAGCCAACAGCGGTGGCGGTGGCGGCGGCACGTCGACCAAGCTTTTTTCGGCGGCGAACCTCCCGGCATCGGTCGCCTACACGGTCGGTGCTGCTGGTGGTCTCGGTGGCACTGGTGGCACGTCGACCTTCTCAGGTATGTCGGCCAATGGTGGTGCGCCTGGCGCGACGACCGGCGCGGGCACGAGCTTCATCTTCGTGGGCGGCGGCGCTGGTGGTACTGCCAGCGGCGGGGACCTCAATATCCGGGGCGGCGGAGCCAGCTATGCCGTCCGCAATGCCCACGGCGTCGCCAACACGTTTATGACCAGTGCCGGCGGCACCTCGATGCTGTCCACCAAGCAAAGAGATGTCGTGAATTCTGGCGGATTGCCGGGCGAACCGCCCTTCGTAAGCAATTGGGGAACCGGTGTCGGCGGTGGCGGCAACGGCCCCAGCCAACCCTCTCAGATCGGCGGCGCGGGCATTCAGGGTGTCGTCATCCTGCGCGAGTATTATTTCAAGCTGGCGGCACCGTCTTCGTCTGCGGCGTTCATCAAGTCGACGACCTACACCACGAGCGGGTCGATCACGCTCGATCCCAGTACCACGTATTTTCTGGTCGAGGTGCAGGCGGCGGGTGGCGGCGGCGGCGCTTGCGCCAATCCATCGGCCAATAATCGTGGATCGGCTGGATCAGGCGGTGGCGCGGGTGGCTACGGCAAGAAAATGATCGTCCGTCAGCCGGGGATGACCCCTGCCTGTACTATTGGCTCGGCTGGCAATAACGGCACTGCAGGCGGCAATTCCGGCTACAGCGACGGTGTCACTCCATCGATGTCAGTGATCGGCGGTACCGGTGGCGCGGCTGGCGTGGACTCTCCCGGCGCGATTTTCCAAGGTGGGACAGGCGGCTATTCGTCCAATCCCGAGAATTTCGATCAGGTGATGCAGGGCCAGCGGGGCGGCGACAGTTGGGTCGTCCCCAACGGCGCTAATATGACCTGTGTCAGCGGACGTGGCGCTCCCGCCTATTTGGGCGGCGGCGGCGGTCTGAGCTACATCACGACGACGGCATCAGTCATCAGCGGCGTCGGCGGCAATGCAGCCGCGTCGTCATACGGCGCGGGCGGCGGCGGTGGCGGGGCAGTCAATCTCAGCGCAGGATCGAAGGCAGGCGGCGCAGGCGCGAACGGCTGCGTCATCATCACGGAGTATCACTGATGGCACGCTATGCAATGGTCGACGACGGCTCGCAGATCGTCGTCAACGTCATCGAATGGGACGGCAACGAGCAGACGTGGAAGCCGCCGCAAGGCTACACGATGGTCGAGGACACCGAGATGAAGGCCGGCCCCGGCTGCTCCTACAAGGACGGCGAGTTCGTGCCGCCGCCCGGCGGCGAGCCCGGCACAGGTGCAGCATGAACGCCATCGTCAAGCCCAGCTCGCTGAAGCTGCGCGCCAGCGCTTCGCCGCCCGCGCTGGGCACGGCGCACCCCGGCGATCTCTACGCCGACCTGCAGTCGCGGACGCTGTGGCTGGGCGTCGATCCGGCGGTCGACCCGGCTGGCTCCGTACTGATTTCCGACATCGTCTCGCTGCTCGCCGATATCGACGACGCGGTCGTCCAGGCCAACGCCTACACCGATGTGCAGATCGAGACGCGTGCGCCGACGGTGCATACTCATACCGCGAGCCAGATCACCGACTTCAACTCGGCTGTTACCGATATCACGTCGGCGCTGCCGCAGCTCAATTTCACGCGCGGCATGATCATGATGTATTCAGGCTCGATCGCCGATGTCGGCGTCGGTAACCTTGCCGGCTGGCACCTGTGCGATGGCGGCTCCGGCACGCCGGACCTGCGCGACAAGTTCATCATCGGCGCCGGCAACAAGGCGGTCGGCGCCAAGTCTTCCGGGGCGGCGATCACCACCGATACCAAGGGCGCCCACGTCCACACCGTCAACGGCACGGTGCTGTCGATTTCGCAGATCCCGGCGCACGCCCATGCCTCCGGCACGCTGGCCGGCACGATCAGCGGCACGGCGGCTGCGGCCGGGGCGCACGCGCATGGCGCCGCCAACGGCCTGTCGTTCCTGACCCAGGGCAGCGGCCCCGGCGGGCAAGGCACGAGCGGTAGCGGCTGGGTGCTGACCTCGTCGACCTCGACCGCCGCTGCGCATGCTCATTCGGTGTCAGGCTCGTGCGATATTTCCAGCGGCGCGACGTCGAACCAGGGCGGCGGCGGATCGCACGCCCATACGCTGGTCACCGCCGGCGATCATGCGCACACCATTGCCGCGCTGACCTTGCGTGAGGCGATCCCCTATTATGCATTGGCATTCATCATGAAGCTCTGAGGAGGTAGCCATGGGACGTTCGCAACGGCATATGCTTTGGGAACATGGCGCCACGGCAGCCGGCGAGATCCATGCCGAGGGCGTGGTGGCGCCCGGCATTGCCATGCAGGTCGATCCCGAAGCGCTTAACGTGCTGAAGGTTGGGTCGCCGCTTTTCAACAGTGGCCAGGAGCGCGAGGAACCGCCTGATCTGACCGAGGTCGAAGTCCCGATCGGCGAGCCCGGTGGACCGCTGGCCGGATCGAGCCTGACCGGCGCCATCCCGGAAGAGCTGGTCTCGCCCGAGGAGCCGCCGGTCGAGCCAGAAGAGCCGCCGCCGGAGACCGAGCCGCCGCCGGAAGGCGGCCGCGCCTTCCCGATCGGTCCCGTCAGCCTGGTGCTCGTCGAGGACGATCCCGACGGCATCGCGCTCACCGTGCCCACCGGCACGGACGTCCAGGTCGGCGATACCGTGCTGGTCGAGGCGACCACCAACACCGGCGTCAACGGATCCTATGCGGTGCTGTCGATCGATGGCGATCGGATTGTCGTCGACAATCCCTACGAGCTTACCGCGCCGCTCGAAGCCAAGGGTCGGCTGACGGTGACCAGCGGAGCCTGACATGGTTACCCGTTCGCAGCGTCACAAAGAGGAAATCCAGGGCGGCGGCCAGCTTATCGGACCGATGATCGCGCCGTGGGCAGCCGGCACTAACACCGTGTCACCGGTGCCGATCAGCGCCGGCAAGGCGCGTTGCGAGCGGCTGGGCAGCGACAACCCGCGCATCAGCAGGCAGGTCACCGCGTTGGTGCCCGACAAGACCTACCGGATCGACACCGTGCACACCATGGGCACCGCCGGGCTGACCACCTATTACCGCGTTTCGTCGACCGCCAATCTGACCGCTAATGACTACGCCGAAACCACCACCAGCGCGTCGGGCAATATCTCGATGACGTTCACTGCGCCGTCCGATGGTATGGTCTACATCGGCGGCGTGCTGTCGAGCGGCAACAACGGCGATTTCTTCCAGACGTCCGAGAATTTTACGCTGACGAGGCTGGACTGATGGCGACGTTGCGGGTCCAGGAATTCTCCGGCGTCGTTCCTGTGCAGGGCGACCGCGCGCTGCCCGACAATTTCGCGACGTCGGCGTTTAACACCTGGCTGTACGGCTCGGAGCTGCGCGGCATCCGCCCGCCGGTCGACATTATCGCCATCAATGTCGGCACCCGCCGCGTCTTCCGTATTCCCAAGCGCACGCCCGGCGGCGATCCGGCGTTTCCCGGCGTCGTCCCGCCGCCCAGTTATCTGGGCGACAGCGTGTGGCTGCAGTTCACCGATCCGTTCACTGACATCCTCAAGGGGCAGCTGGTCGAGGATTCTTACGAGCGCTACTATTTCTGCTCGCCGACCACCGGGCCGATGTTCAACACCTATGCCCGCCTGCTTGCCGGCCAGACCGCCTACAAGCTCGGCGTGCCGGGTCCGTCGAACGCCTATGACGGCTCCGGCAACAATCCCAACAAGCCGACCATCACTTCGATCACCGGCGGCGCCGCGCCAGTGGTGACGCGCTCCTACGTCTACACCTGGGTCAACGAGTTCGGCGAGGAATCCTCGCCGTCGCTGCCGGTGGTCGGCTCCGGCAACACCACCGCGATCTGGAACATCGGCAACATCGTCGTGCCGCCGGCTCCGGCCGCCAACCAGCCGGCCTGGAAGGAGAAGCGGCTCTACCGCACCGTCACCGGGGCGAGCGGCCAGACCACGTTCTATTTCGTCAACACCGTCGCCACCGCGACCACCACCTATGCCGACGACGGCTCGAAGTCGACCGACGCGGTGATCGTCAACAATCTCACCCTGGAGAGTACCAGCTGGGCACCACCGCCGGCCGACCTGCAGGGTTGGATCGCCATGCCCAACGGCTTCCTGATCGGTTTCAAGGGCAACAACGTCTATATGTCGGAAGCCTACCGCTGGCACGCCTGGCCCGCCGAGTACAAGCAGGCCACCGAGACGCCGATTGTCGGCCTGGGCATTCTCGGCCAGACCTGCGTGGTCTGCACGCAGGGCTATCCGGCGACGATTACCGGTGTGAAGCCGGCGACCTGCTCGTTCACCAAGGCGACGACTGGCGAACCATGTCTGAGCCGAGGCTCGATCGTGTCGACCCCCGACGGCGTCGTCTATGCCTCGCAGAACGGTCTGATGCTGGTCGGGCCGAGCGGTATCCAGAACGTCACCAAGGATCTCATCACCAAGGACGAGTGGGTGCGAAGTTATGCGCCACAGTTTCTGCGTGCGGTGCGCTACCAGGAAGGCTACCTGGCGTCGCGCATGCCACCGGTCCCAGAGCCGCGTTCGGGCTTTTTCCTCGATCCGACGGCGCTCAAGGTGGCGCTCACCGAGTTGAGCGAGTTCGCCGACGTCAAGGCGCTCAACAACGACTTCTGGTCGGGCGAGGTGTTCATCATCCTCGAAGGCATGGTGCAGCGCTGGGATCCGCCGACCGACGACCTTATGCCGGTAATCTGGAAATCCAAGGAATTCCAGTATCAGTTCGAGGAGAATTTCGGCGCCTACGCGATCTATTGGGACGACGCCCGCTATAGCAACAACAGCTATGGCACCGGGGTGTTGCCGTCCAACGAGCATGTCAGGTTTCGCGCCTATGCCAACCGCCAGGTCGTCTACGATCAGGTGGTGCCGCGCAACGGTCGTCCGGTGCGGCTGCCGTCCGGCTTCAAGTCCGACATCTGGCAGTTCGAGATCCGCGCCCGCGCCCCCGTCTATTCGCTGCACGTCGCCTCAAGCGTGAAGGAGCTGCGCAATGTCTAGGCGCCCGCAGGCCACCATCCCCGAACCCTACACGACGCTCGATTCGCTGCATGCCACCGCGATGGCGACCAAGGAGCTGGTCGAATCGCTGGCCGGGCAGCGCGGTTCAGTCGACGACGTCGCGGTGACGTGGGGCGACCTGATCAGGCTCGGCCTGATCAAACCCGAACAGGTAGATCCAGGAGTTGTGCCGCATCGTCCTTAACGACCACGACTGTGGTTACGCCATAGCCGCATGCGCCGGGACCACTTACGATCCCGTCAGCTGCATGTCGATCTGCCGGAAATCGGACAACGACGTCTTGCTCGGCGGCGTGATCTTCTCGCACTACACCGGCGAGTCGATCGCCATCCATTCGGGCTCCTGGGATCCGCACTGGATCAACCGGGACATGCTGTTCGTCGTTTTCGACTACCCCTTCAACCAGCTTGGGGTTAAACGAATCTTCGGACAGGTGCCGGAAGACAACAAGCACGCGCGTAGCTTCAACGAGAATCTTGGCTTCTGGTACGTCGCTCGTGTCGAAGGAGTATTCCCTGGAGACATCGCCTGCATGGTCATGCGGATGGACCGCGAGGATTGCAGGTTCCTGACCATAAAGCCCAGATTTATCCAGCCTTTATACCGAGGGAGGCACTAAAGTGGGTGGTAAGGCAAAAGCGCCCAAGGCGCCTGATTACGGGCCGCTGGCGGCAGCCTCCGAGAAGTCCGCGAACTACGCCTACAATCTCGCCACCAGGCAGCAGGACTGGGCCGAGAAGACCTACGCCGAGAACAAGGCGCTGTCCGACGTCGTCGTCAACAAGGCGCTCGGCATGCTCGACCAGCAACAGGCCGACGCGGCGCGCGACCGTGCCAGGTACGAGCAGATCTACCAGCCGCTGGAGGAGCAGCTCGCCTATGAAGCGGAATCTTACGCCAGCCCAGAACGCATGGAGCAGGAGGCCGGCAAGGCCGAGGCCGACGTTGCTGCCCAGTTCGAGGCGGCTCGCCAGACGGCTCAGGACCGTCTTGAGGGATTCGGGGTCGACCCTTCGCAGACGCGCGCTGGTGCGCTCGATCTCGGAACGCGCATCGCGGAAGCTGCCGCCCAGGCTTCGGCGGGTAATCAGGCGCGCACACAGACTGAGAATATCGGGCGCGCTCTCCGGTCTGAGGCGATTAACGTAGGCCGCGGCTATCCCGGCCAGATCCAGGCGTCGATGGCCGGCGCCGGGCAATCCGGCAACCAGGCTGCCAATACCGGCCTGGCGACGACGGCGTCCGGCGCGCAGACGCTGGGCACCGGGTCGCAATGGCAGGGCCTGGGTAACCAGGCGATCGGCCAGTGGGGCAATATCCTCAATACCGGCTTCTCGAATGCCATGGACCGCTTCAAGGCGGACCAGGATTCATCGTCGGGATGGGGTTCGGCGCTCGGCATGGGCGCCAGCCTGCTCGGCAAGGCGTTCGGTTTCGCCGAAGGCGGCGCCATTCCCGACGACACCGGCACCATGATCCCGCCGGAGGCGTCGCCGTCGGGCGGCGCCATCCCCGACGACATCCCCGCCGAGATCGATGGCCAGGCTCCGGCGCAGCTCAGCGCTGGCGAGTTCGTGATCCCCGAGGACGTCACCAAGTGGATGGGCGAGAAGGGCCTGCAGCAGATGATCCTGAAGGCGCGCAAGGAGATGACCGGCGCCAATGGCGAGCGGCCGGCACAGCCCGAGACCGGGCCGCCAATGCCGGTCGATAGCGTCGGCGCCATCCCGTAGGAGGAGACCATGGCTAAGAACTGGATCGCCGGAGCGGTCAAGAACAAGGGCGGCCTACACCGCAGTCTCGGCGTCCCCGAGGGCCAGAAGATCCCGTCCTCGAAGATCGAAGCGGCCGCCAAGCAGAAGGGCAAGGTCGGCAAGCAGGCACGACTGGCGAAAACCCTGAAAGGGCTCGGCAAGGGCAAAGGAGGGTAGGGTGTCGTTCCGAGGGGAAATGAAGGACTTCATCGAAGGCTACCAGGCCGGCGAGAAGATCATCGGCGACCGTGAAAAGCGCAAGCTGGAGCGCGAGCGCTACGGCGCGCCGAGCGACAAGGATACCGATCCATATCCAGGCATTACGCCGGGCTCGACCGCGATCCCCGAGGCGAGCCCTGGCACGGATCCTTCCAAGACCGGTGCCGTTGACAACGACACCAGCGAGATCGCCGGCCGCCTGAAGGGCGACCTGATGCGCGACTTCGGCCTCAACGACATCGAGGCGGGCGGCATCGTCGCCTCGCTCGCCGCCGAATCCGGCGGTTTCAAGCAGCTGCAGGAGCTGGCGCCGACCATTCCAGGGACGCAGGGCGGCTGGGGCTATGCGCAATGGACCGGGCCGCGCCGCGTGGCGTTCGCCCATTGGGCGCAGGAGCAGGGCTTCGATCCGAAGAGCTACGCCGCCAACTACGGCTTCCTCAAGCACGAGCTGCAGAACACCGACGAGGGCAAGATCCTCGACCAGCTCCGCGGTGCCAAGACGATCCGCGATGCAACCCGCATCTTCACCGGCAGCGCCGCCGACAAGACCGGTTTCCTGCGACCCGGCAAGGTCAATCTCGGCGGTCGCTACAGCTGGGCCGACAAGATCGCCGGCATTGCGCCGATCAAGCGTGACTACGGTCCGGCAATGCCGGAGAAGCCGGCGGCGGCCGCTGCCACCGAGAAGCCGGCGACCGAAGAGCCGACCCTCGACACCAGCAAGGACGAGACCCAGCAGAGCGCCGACGCGACGCCGCTCAGCCCGGATGCGGGCGTCGCCATTCCCGAGCCCGAGCAGGTCGCATTCGCGCCGACCCTGGTGCAGCCCGAGGAGGAATGGATGCAGGGCACGACATTCGCGCAGACCGGCGGCGTGCTGCCCGAGCCGCAGCGCTTCCAGACCGGCGGCCAGCCGGTCGTGCCGCCCGGCAATCCGGCCAATCCCTCGAATGTCGGCGGCGTCGATAAGTATTCGCGGTTCCGCAACTACACCCAGCAGATCGTGCCGAGCCCCAAGCCGACCTTCACGCCGCGGCGTGTCGGCCAGGCTCCGGCCGGAGCTGCCGCAGCGACGGGCCTGCAGCTGGTCAACGGGCTGACCCCCTCACAGCTCGCCTTTAAGCAGGCTCAGGACAGGCTTGCCGCGCAGCAGGCCAAGCCGAAACCCGTCGCTGCGGCGCCTGCTCCGGCGGTGCCCGCGGCACGCCCACGAGCGCCGCAGCTGCCGTCGGCCTATTCGGAAGCCGGCTACTACGCCGGCAATGCGACGCGCGGCAGGAGCGGCGTGCCGCATCAGAGCGCCGCCTGGCAGAACTACGAGCAGCAGCTGTCGGCATGGCGCAACGCCAACCCCGGTAGGTTCCAGGAGGGCGGCGTCATTCCCGAGCCGACGCAGTCGTTCCAGCGCGGCGGTCACGTCTCCAGGGAGGAGTTCAACCGCCTGGTCCACGAGGAGGAGCGGCGTGGCAGCGCCGGCCGTTCGACCGGCGACACCGCTCGTGACGCCGTGGCGCGCCGTCTCAACATCCGCGAGCGCGGCGTTTCCTCGACCGCCTATGGCGGCGACTACTGGAAGCAAACGCCGCGCAGAGCCGCGCCGAAACCGAGGAGTGGCGGCGGCGGTGGCGTCAAGCTGCCCAGGAAGGCGCCGCGCCCCGAGCCGCGTCCCGACGAGACCACCTCTTCGACAACGCCCGACATCACCCCGCAGGCGGCGACCGGCGTCACTGTGCCGTCGCCGATACCGCCGCAAGCGGCGACTGGTGTCACGCAGCCGTCGCCCATACCTCCCCAAGCGGCGACCGGCGTGACCCAGCCGTCGCCCATCACGCCGCAGGCCGCGACCGGCGTCACCGTGCCGTCGCCCGGTCCGACCGAGCCGTATCTCGGCGTCAGCGGCCGCACCACGGCGCCCGTCATCCCCGACCTGCCGCCGCCCGTGGTGCCCGAGACCGACCCGCAGAAGGTGCTCGGCGAGCCGACCGCCGCGCAGAAGGTGTCGCGCGACATGCAGACCGGCCGCCAGGGCCGCATCGTGCCGAAAGGCGACGAGGCGCGCTTCTACGACCCCAACGGCAACCCGCTGCCGCTCGATGCCAATGGCGAGCCGATCCCGCGCGACCGCGCGATGCGGCCGATCTTCGACCCGCAGGGCCATATCACCGGCTATGAGGTGATCGGCCCGGACCGCTCCGACAAGGCAGCGCAGAAGGACTTCTACGGATTCCAGGAGGGCGGCGTCATTCCCGAGCCCGGCATGGGCGAGCAGTGGCGCGGCGGCAGTCCCGGCGTGCAGGCGGCGCCGGTGTCCGACGAGACCACCGGCAGCATCGACGACGCCGAGCGCAAGCACCGCTACAAGCCGACGCCGCTGCTGCTCGACCACGTCGCCCAGGCGCTCGATGGCGGCGTCAGGTTCCTGACCCGCGCCTTCGGGCTCGGCCAGGATGGTGCCATCGCCACCCCCGAGGGTAACCAAGCATCGGCCGACGGCGCCCGCCGCTTCGCCGAGGGCGAGGGCGCCACCACGCCCGACGAGATCAACGGCATCGACGATAAGGTCGACCCCGACCGGCAGATGGCCGAGGGCGATCGCCAGATGCAGCGCATCGCCAAGACCGTGCAGTGGTATCTGGCGCACGGCCGCAAGGACGACGCCGAGGCTGCCGCCGCCGGGCTCATGCAGTACGGCGCGCAGCGCACCGCGCAGCTCGGCTCGCTCGCCGCCGCTGCCTACAAGCAGTACCTGGCAAGCAACGATCCCAGGCATCTTGAGAACACCACGCACCTTCTCGAAAAGGCCTACGAGATGATCCCCGACGGCGGCTCGCTCGACGTCGCCATCGATCCCGAGACCAGGCAGCTGGTGGTCTCCAAGGTCAACGAGAACGGCGAAACCGAGAACGTGCCGATCACCGCCGAGCAGCTGCCCGGTATCATCCAGGGCGTGCAGAACAAGAGCTTGTACTGGCAGCAGATCATGCAGCTTGCCGATCCCGAGGGCTACCGCGCCAAGCAGCGCCAGGGCGCCGAGAGCGAGGAGTGGACGCGCCGCCACGAGCTGGAGACCAAGGAAGGCCTGGAGAAGGAGACCCGCGAAGAGACCCGCGCTCGCGGCGAGGAGGAGCGCAAGGCGCAGCGCGAGCTGGAAAAGGAAAAGCGCGAGAGCGAGACCAAGATCGCCGAAGCCAAGGCCAAGGCCGAGGCCGAGCTTGCCAAGGAAGGCCGCGAATCCAAGGAGAACGATCGCCGTCGTCTGCGCGATGCGGCGATCACCCGCGCCGAGAAACTAGCCGAGACCCGCAAGGACGTGAACTGGGACACGGTCAATCCGCTGATGGGCGCGGCCGCCGACGCCGTTGCCAGCGAGGACCAGGACCAGATCAACGACAAGCTGTCGCGGCTGTGGGATGCGCTGCCGCAGGCCGACCGCGCCAAGACTTTTTCCGATCTCGGCTACGACGCTTCACAGTTCAAATACAAGGCGCCAGCTGCCAACGCCATGGCGCGCGTCGGCGACAAGCCGCCGACCGAATACGCTGGCAAGCAGGCCGGCGACGTCGTCAAGCCCGGCAAGGACAGGCAGGGCAATCCGATCTGGGTGGTGAGCCGTAACGGCGAGAACTTCGCGATCTCGGCGCAGGAATGACAGATGGCCGACCTCATCCCACTCGACTACGATCCGTTTGCGGACGAGGAGACGACCACGGAAGAGGCGGGGTCGCAGCCGGATGCGCAACCGGCATTAGCCCCGCCTCAACCTGCTCCCGCTGAGCAGGAGAAACCCGACTACGTCATTCCGGTTGCACCGGAGCTGCCGACCGTCGAATACGCCGGCGAGCCGGAGAAGAAGGCCAAGCCGGCCACCGGCCTGATCCCGCTCGACTACGATCCGTTCGCCGAGCCGGAAAAGCCGATCACTATCGACAACATCCCGGACGACTGGCTGACCAACGTCGCCAAGGGTGTCGGCGAGCGCGGCGTCGAGCTGGTCGGTGGCACAGCAGGCACCATTGGACGCATCGTCGAAGGTGCCGGTGACTGGCTCGACCAGAACCTCGGCAAGCCGGTGTGGGACGCCGACGGCAATATCTCGTGGCGCAGGCAGACGCCGGAGGAAGCCAAGAGCAGCCAGCTTTGGCTGACACAGAAGCTGCTTGAAGTCGAGAAGGGTATGACCGACCCCGACTTCGGTTACGACCCGCGCACCACCTGGAAGGACGTCAAGAACGCGCCCTTCACCAACATTGTGCCGTTCGCCATCGAGCAGGGCCTGGTGTCGATTCCCGACATGATCGCGGCGGTCAAGAACGCACCGGTCTATGTCGTCGAGCAGGCCGGCGAGATCGGCGGCGAGCGTGCCAAGAACGAGGGCCGCGCCGAGCCGACCTTCGGCGACATTATCAAGGCACTGCCGGCCGCCACTATTTCGGCGTGGATGGAGAAGTTCGGCACCGAGAAGCTGCTCGGCGTCGGCGAGGCGGCGCTGACTGAACTCAAGCAGCTGCCCGCCGAGCTTTTGAAGACGCTGGCCACCGAGGGCGCCACGGAGGCCGCGCAGCAGGCGGCGCAGTATTCCGGCGAGCATGCCTTCACGCAGAAAGGCATGGACTGGTGGGAGCTGGCCGAGCAGACGCTGCAGGCTGGCCTGGTCGGCGCCATCTTCGGGCCGGCGGTGCGCACCGCCACCGGCGGCGCCGAGATCGCCACCGCGCCCGTCAAGGACGAGGGCGAGGAAGAGCCGGACAAGATCGACGACATCCCCGACGTGGCGGCGCCCGCCGAGACCGAGGGCACGCCAGCCGCGGTGACCCCGGAAGCCGGCGAGTCCACGCCCGGCGACACCGCCATCACCGAGCCCAAGCAGCCCGAGGGCGCGGAGAAGCAGCCGCCACAGCCGCCGGTCCAGGTGCCGGTGGCGCCGACCGATCCGCGCACCGAGGCCAAGCCGCCGTCTCCGGCGACGGCGCCGGTCGTCGCGCCGGCCGCCGGCACGACCGTGGTCCAGCCCGGCCAGGTGCCGCCCGACATCGGCACGGTGCTGACCGGAACGCCGGTGGCGCAGCCTGCCGCTCCCGTCGCAGCTCCGGTCGAGGAGGAAGAAGAGCAGCCCGGCGAGTTCGACATCCGTGAGACGCTGTCCGAGACGCTGGCGCCCGAAGACATCGAGACCACGGTTGGCGAGCATGAGGCGCGGCTGCGCGACATGTTCCGCGAGGAGCTGGAGGCCGAGCACGCCCAGGAGCAGCGCGCCGCGGCTACCAAGATATCTACTCCAGACGAAGACATAGCCGCTGCCTTAAGGACACAACCGGCGGCCGTGGCACAGCCGGAAACATTAGGCACGGGCCAGGCGATTTCTCCGATCGCGTCACAGCCAGGTCCGACTGAAGAGGCTATAGTGACGGCGCCGGAGGCGGCTCCGGCAGCTGTTGCGGCTCCCCCTCCTGTTACCCCCGCCGCAATGGAACAGGCGCAACCGGCGACCGCCGCTGTGCCTCGGGAAGCCGGCTTGGAGGCGAGGCCCCCCGCACCCGACGAGACGGTTTCCCAGGTGGCGGCTCCGCGCGAGCCGTCACCGGGGTCTCTGGCAGCCTTCACCGCCGCCCCGGCGCCCGCCGCCCCTGACGAACGGGCGCTGGCGGCGGCGGTAAGAGGAGAGGCTGCGCCTCCTTCTGTCCAGCCGCAAGCCGCGCCGGTGACGGTCGGCGAACCACAAGCCGTCGAGCCTGTTGCCGTTCCGCAACCCGGCGCCAAGGGCGAGAAGTTCAAGCGCAAGAAGAAAGTCGAGGTAACTATTCCTAAGAAGGCAGCGCCGGCTACGGAGCTGCTACGGCGCGGCGAAGTTATTGCGGCTCCGAGTGTCCAGCCAGGGCCGGAAATCGCGCCAGCGGCCGCGCCTGAGGCGAGGGCAGGCCCTCCAAGAACCAACCTAAGTCGTGATGCCGCCCGCCATGCCCGCGATGCCGATCGCCTGCTGAAGTCGACAGTCAGCGAGCTGCCCGAGTTCCACGGCACCGCCGAGGACGTCGCGGCCGACGTCGTCGCCCGCCTGCGTAAAGACAACCCCGGCATGTCGCCGCGCGAGATCATCGCCAAGGCCGAGCCGGAGATCGCCGCGGAGGTCGAGAGCCGGCTTTCCGAAAAGAAGGAAGCCGCCGACGAGGCGCGCATCCGCGAGGAGGAGCACAGGAACGTCTCGGCGCGTCGCGCCACCGAACGTGCCGAGAAGAAGGCCGAGCGCGAGAGGAAGCTGCGCGAGGGCAAGCCTCAGGAGCTGGAGCGGACCGGCAAGAAGAAGGGCAAGTCGGCCGAGGGGCTGCGCCACGAGACCGAGGAAGCGACGCTGCGCGCTTACGCGAAGGAGCTGAAGAAGCCACCGGAGCAGCGTGACAAGTTGTTGATGGAGTGGGGACAGGAGCACCACAAGCAGACCAAGCTGAAGAAGAACCCCCCGCCCGAGGAGCTGGAAGAGGTCGAGAGAAAGCGCGCCGAGCACAAGGCCAGGAAAGCTGAGATCCAGGAACAGCGTGCCGTCGCCCTCGAAGAGGCCGAGGAAGGCCGCGCCGGACTGAAGCCCGAGCGCGCCGCCGTGCGCGACCAGGTCAAGACGGTGCTTGCGGCGCATCCGCTGCCGAAAGTTCCCGAGAACGCCACCGACGTCGCCGTCAACAACGTCATGGTCGACCATCTCAACGCGTTCCGCCAGGCGGTGCGCGACGCCAAGATCCCGCTTGCCGACCACATCGACCGCACCCACCAGTCGATGGAGGAGAACCTGGCGATCGTCGCCAAATACGTGTCGACCAATCCCAAGGCCAGGCTCAAGCCGCACGACTTCATGATGCTTCAGCTGTTCGCCGAGACTGGCGCCGACGAGGATTTCTACGGGCTGGCCACCAACGAGCAGCTGATGGGCAGCGGCTACGAGGAAGCCAGCGGCGATCACGGCACGACGCCGGAGCGCGCCTGGAGCGAGAGCGAGGACATCACCCACGTCGCCGGCAAGCACGTCGAGGAGGAAGGCGAGGCTGCCACGCTGAGCCCGGACGAGCAGGCGCTGCTGCGCTCCGGCCGCGTAGAAACACGTGAGCGCGAGGCGGCCAGGCGGCGCCGCGAGAAGGCCGGCGAGCGCGACGTCCGCCAGATCACGGTGATGCGGCCGACCGACAGCAGCAACGTCACCGTCACTGCCCGCACGCAAAAGGGCTCGGCGGTGCTGCGCGACGTGCACCGGCTGCTCAAGGCCGACAATCCGCGCGGCTTCCTGGCGATGCTGCAGAACGCCCATGTCCGCCACCTGACCCAGCTGGTCGGCGACATCGACGTGCACTTCGTCTCCGACGCCGACATCAAGAAGCTCTACGGCAAGGCGGGCGCGCCGCAGGGCCTGTACTTCAACTACACCCCGGCGCAGCGCGTCGCCGGGCAGCGGCCGCAGGTGTTCATCAACGAGGAAGTGCAGTTCTTCCCCGACGATTACGCGCACACCGTGCTGCACGAGATGACGCATGCCGCCACCTCGCTGGCGATCCGTCTGAACCTGCGCGGCACCTCCAACATCATGGCCGGCCTGCGGCGCTCGTTCCACGCGCAGCTGACGCCCGAGCTGCAGGAGGAATTCAGTCACGCCTTCCTCAACGAGGCCGAGTTCGTCGCCGAGGCGTTTTCCAACCCGCGCTTCCAGCGGCTGCTCGCCTCGATCAACGTGCCGCCATCGATCCGTCACAAGATCCCCGGCCTGACGCCGGGGCGCGGCCCGAGCTGGTGGAGCGCCTTCACCGCAGCCGTCTCCAACGCCATCGGCATGATCCGTGGCGAGCGCGGCCAGACCTACATGGAGAAGGTCGTCTCGCTGCTGCCCGAGCTGACCTATTCGGAAGCTGGCCAGCGCGTGCTCGCCCGCGAGGCGGTGGCCAGGGACAAGAGCGGCGGCTTCCAGCCCGCCATTCCCAAGCATCCGGTCGCCGACGTCGAGGCGCTGCTCAGGAACTTCAACCAGCTGGCCGGCGCCGCCAAGAGCCGCGCCGACAATTTGGCGACGCCGGAGGGCCGCCGCGCCCGCGACGTGCTGTCCACCACCGGCGAGCAGATCCGCCGCTCCGGCGAGCTGTTCGGCGGCGAGGGCAACGTTCTCGAAAGGCTGTACCGGTGGCACCTCAAGCGCGAACCGCTGCGTGCCAAGTATCGCAAGAACCCGGCGCCGCACATCAATTCCGAGAAGCTGGAGGTCGACCAGGCGCGGCTGAGGCGCACCAACCGCCGCATGTACGATCGCCTCAACGATGTCCTGCACGAGGCGAGCCGTTACCGCGTCGATCCGACGGTGCCGCTGTCCAACCCGGTCAACAAGCACATCTCCAAGAAGGGCGTGCGCAACGAGCAGGCCCGCGCCATGCACGCCCGGCTGGCGAAAGAGTGGGCGGCGCTGTCGCCGGAAGCGAAGAAAGTCGGGCTCGATACCATCCGGCATTTCCGCGCCACCGCCGACATGACCTCGCGCGGCATCATCCGCAATGCGCTGGTCAACGCCCAGAACAAGTACGGAGGTAAGCTACCGGCGGGAAAGACCATCGACGACGCGGTTAACTGGGTGATGTCGGGCGCGGCGGCGCGCGATCCGGCCAACCAGACCCAGGAGGACAAGGATTACCACGCCGCTCTGGGCAAGACCGCGACCAGCCTCGCCGACGTGCCGCAGGTCAGGTCCGTGCAGGGCGTCTACGTGCCGTTCATGCGCAAGGGCAAATACTTCATCTCGGTCACCGAGCGGCCGTTCGGCACCATGGCCAACCCCAAGAACCTGCCGGCCGGGGCTGTGATGGATGCCGAAAATCGCCTGCTGTTCAAGGACGAGAAGCAGGCCCGCGCTTTCGCAGACTCACACCCGATCCAGGTCAAGCTCAACATCATGTGGGTCGACCCGCTGACCGGCAAGAAAACCACCTCGACGGGATCCTACGCGCATCCGACCAAGCCGAACGTGCTGGTCACCCCGAAGAAGCTGTTCGTCGCCACGGTGCAGAACAAGCGCGTCGAGATGAGCGACAACCACACCCAGCTGGTCAACCGCGCCAGGGAGCTGGCTGCGCAGGGGCATCACTCGTCCGATACCGGCATCACCCGCACCCATTTGAACGACGCCATCCGCCAGATCGTGCCGGCCGAGATCTCGCGGCTCGCCAAGAACATGGAGCAGACCACGCTCGGTCAGACCACGGTCGGCCAACAGGCCATGCAGGACGCGCTCTACGACGCCTATATTCGTTCACTCACGACGCCCGGCGCGCTGGCCAGGGGCCTGCGCCGCTCCGGCGTGCTCGGCGAGCAGCGCGACCTGGTGTTCTCGACGCGCGATTATAACCGCGACTTCGCCCACCACATGGCCAACCTGGAGATGGCGCCGCAGCTCGCCGCCGCAGATAAAGCTGTCGAGGATTACATCCGCGCCCAGCAGCACATCGAGCCGCCCGGCACCGGGCTGACCGCCATACGCCAGGCGATGGCGGCGGAGGCGCGCAACAGGATCCGTGGCTGGAACGGCGATGCACACAACGGCAAGCTGTCGCGCGTCGCCGACGCGGTCAAGGAGGTGCTGTTCCTGTTCCACCTGTTCTCGCCGCACTACTGGGTGATGCAGGCGGTGCAGCCCTACATGACCACCATTCCCGTGCTCAACGGCAAGTACGGGCCGGGCGCGACATCGCGCGAGCTGGGCCGCGCCTATGCGCTCGGCGGGGGTAAAGGCTTCGGCGTCGGCTTCCGCGAGATGGGCCGCCAGACGATGGGCCTGAAGCCCGGCGAGGCGCCGCCGAGCTTCGACAACGACCAGTGGTGGAAGTACCAGATCCGTAACGAGCCCGACGCGGCCGAGCTGGCCGACGTCTTCGACGAGGTTGCCGGGCTCGGCTTCGGTGCGCAGTCCGGCATCGAGGCGCCGTCGGTGTCGGAGCTGGACAAGAGCTGGTTTGAGAAAGGCCTCGGCCGCATCATGAACGTCGCCAAGGCGCTGCCCGAATCGATCGAGGGCGTCAATCGCTATGCGACGGCGACCGCCACCTACCGGCTGGCGCGGCGTTCCGGCAAGAGCCACGAGAGCGCCAAGCGCGAGGCGGTGCTCACGGTCGAGGAAACGCAGGGCGGCTACGGCGCCGCCAACAATCCGACGTTCTTCCAGAACAAGTGGCTGTCGCCATTCCTGACCTTCAAGAAATACTCGCTGAGCTACGGGCAATTGTTCTACCGCAACCTGGCGCATGCTTTTGGCGGCGGACCGCAGGGCCGTAAACAAGCAATCAAGACGGTGGCGTGGCTGATGGGCACGACGATCTCGCTGGCCGGCGTCTACGGACTGCCGCTGGTCGAGCCATTGCGGATGCTCGCCAACATCGCCTCGGTGGCGTTCGGCACGCCGGAGTGGGACGACTTGGAAAACTACATGCAGCAATGGTTGTCCTCGATGATCGCATGGGCGTCGGGCTCGAAAACGCTCGGCAATGCGCTTGCCGAGGCGAACACGCGCGGCTGGACGCGGCTCGCCGGCATCGACACCTCGAACACTTTCGGCGCGGACTCGCTGCTGATGTTCGGCCAGCCGAAAAAACTCGAGAAAGAGTCCGTCTACGCATGGCTCGGCAAGGCGGTCTTCGGGGCGCCGGGCGGCATGCTGATCGACAGCGGCTCGGCGCTGGTCAACGGCGACATTGCCGGCGCCATCCCGTGGCCGAAGCTGATCGGCAACATCATCAAGGCGCGCGAGCTGGCCACCTACGGCAACGTCTCCAAGAAGACCGGCGAGGTCTACAACGAACCGAGCTACGGCGCTGCGTTGAGTCAGGCGCTGGGCTTCCGCCCGGCCGAGGCGGCGCGGGAGTTCGAGGCTGGCGGCGGCGCCACGCAGCGCCGCGCCGAGGGCGAGATGCGGGGCAGGCGGCAGAACCTGATGGCCCGCTGGCGCAACGCCGGCGGGTCCGAGAGGCAGCGCATCTTCCGCGAGGACATCCAGGCGTTCAACCGCGCCAACCCCAAAGACCGCATCACCATGGGCAATCTGATCCGCTCGAAGAAGAGCGCGGCGCAGCGCAAGCGCGAACGCGAGAGGGAGAGTTGATGGCCAGCCCCTACAGGATCGTCGCCATGAAGGAGAAGGAGGTGCGCGTCGAGGCGATCTGCATCTCCAAGCGCTACGTGGTGATGGGCAACGGCATGCAGCTGCCGATCGTCGGCTTCTTCGACGACGACCACATGCCGATCGACGATTACGACTACGACCTGCTTGCCTATTATGAATTCGGCACCGAAGAGATCGGCTATGCCGTTGGCAACTTCGATGCCTACGACATGCCGTCATGGGAGGACCACTGACATGGCCGACGCCAAGGACGACTACGAGAAGTTCGTCGAGAAATCGATCAGGCGCGAAATCAAGAACAAGAAGCTGAGCCATCGCACGCCGGGGCCGCTCGACACCATCCATGCCGTGCCCGACGACAGCGAGCGCACCAAGTACGCCAAGGGCGGCATGGTGAAAGGGAAGAAGCGCTGATGGACATCACGCTGGCGATGGGCAGGACACGGTTGGTCGCTCATCGCCCCGACTGCCCGATGGTGGCGCGGCTCCGCGACGAGGGCAAGCCGCTGCTGACCATGCTCGGGTGCGAGAACAACCTGCCGCCCGACGTCAAGCGGCACAGCTGCATGGAGAAGGACGATGCCGTCGAAGTCAGCTAAGCAGGCCAAGTTCATGCGCGCGGTGGCGCACGGCATGAAGCCGAAGGGCGGCAAGGGTCCGTCCGTCGCGGTGGCAAAAGAGTTCGTCGCCGCGGACAAGAAGGCCAGGGGCAAGAGGAAAAAATGAGCGACGTCGAGCAGTACCGCCGCGAGCATCCGGCCGACGGCGGCGCCAACATCACCATGAGGCACGAAGGGATCAACGACATGGCCGCGCCTTCATGTCGAACGGTGCCGACCGCAGGACGTGGTGACGCTGATGAAGGAGATGATCGCCCGCTTCGAGGGGCAGCTCCGGATGGAGGGCAAGGCATGAAACAGGCACCCAAGCCCGAAAGAGGCGTGCAGCTCTGGACGGTCTACAAGGGTGCCTCCGACGTGCCGGAGACACGCTACTGCGCGCGGCTGTCGATCATCAAATCCGGCGGAGCGTTTGCCACCGACATGCTCATGAAGTCGGACGACATCGAGGAGCTGCGGGAGACTTTCGCGGCGCTGGGCTTGGTCAGGATAAATCGCAGAGAGGAGGACGATCCCGTGATCGTGGAGGTGTGGATATGACCCGTAAGCTGACGCCTGACGGAGCCAGGGACTACCTCAAGGAAGGCGACGACGCGGCACGCGCCGTGCAGCAGGACGGCCATCCGCGCGTGTCGCTGGCCGACATCGAGGCCAAGATCGTCACTATCGAATATATAAAATCCAATTATCTGCCGACGCTGACGATCTGCGTGTGCCACACCCAGAACGGCTTCGCGGTGGTCGGCAAGTCCGCGCCTGCCGACCCATCCAACTACGACGAGGAGCTGGGCAAGCGCTTCGCCAAGGAGGACTGCATCCGTCAGCTGTGGCAGCTGGAGGGATACCTGCTCAGGGAGAAGCTCGGTGTCGGACGATCGCAAGCCCATACTCGTTCTTGATTTCGACGGAGTCGTGCACGACTACATGCGCGGCTGGCAGGACGGCGAGATCTACGGCGAATTGACAAGCGGCTTCCTCGAATGGGCCGAACAGGCGCAGAAATATTTCCGGCTGATGGTCTATTCGAGCCGCTCGGCCGAGCCCGGCGGCATCAACGCCATGGAAACCTGGCTGATCTCCAAGGGCTGGGACGAGCACGCCGTGCCGATCGAGTTCTGCTCGGAAAAGCCCAAGGCGTTCCTGACCATCGACGACCGCGCCATGACCTTCATGGGCTCGTGGGACGTATTGTCGCCGGAGATCCTCAGGAACTTCCGGCCGTGGAACTGGAGGAAGACATGAGCCAGCGGCTCGATTTCATCGACGTGTCGCATTATCAGGTCGATGCCGGTCCCATTGACTGGAAAAAGGTAGCCGCAGCAGGTGTGCTCGGCGTCATCGCCAAGTGTACCGAAGGCACCGGCAGCAAGGACCCGACCTACGAGACCAACCGCGCCGGGGCGCTGGGCGCGGGGCTGGCGTTCGCCTCCTACCACTTCCTGCGCCACGGCAACGTTGCCGCGCAGATGGACTTTTATATCGACGTCTGCGGTCCCGACGTCGGTGAGCGCGTAGTTATCGACTACGAACATACGGACTGCACGATCAGCGATCTGGAGCAGGCGGTTGACTGGCTATGCGACAACCGGCCCGACCTTGAGATCGCTATCTATGGCGCGTCCAAGCTTACCGACGATTCGAAAGCTTCGACGACCGGTATTCTCAAGGGCACGTCGCTGTGGGCGGCGCGCTATTCATCCAAGGAGCCGGTCATCAACACGGCGATCTGGCCAGTATGGACAGCTTGGCAGTTCTCGCAGGAAGGCAGGGTGGACGGCATTAAAGGCGCCGTCGACACCAACACTTTCAACGGTTCGCGCAGCAACTGCCTGAAATGGTTCGGCCCGGTTGGCGCCGAGCCTGAACCCGAGCCCGAGCCGCCGCCGGCAACTCAGACTACCATCTACAAGGTGACTGTCACTGCGCCGGTCGGCGACGTTTCGATCCAGGTCGAGGAGATAACCGACGAGGGTTGAGATGGGCGCCATAGAGGAAAGCGGGAAAGTTGCGACGTCGACCGTCGAGGCGATGCGCTCGCAGCCCGGCCTGCTGTTCCTCACGATCGTCAACATCGCCTTTCTGGTCTTCACCTATTTCACCGGGCAGCTTGTCAAGCAGGCTTACGACGAGCAGCAGCGGCAGACCAACGAGCGCTACCAGATGGCGTTGAAGACCGTCGACCGCTGCATCGAGGTGGCGTTCTCGTCGATGCCAGCCACAGCTGCGGCCGCAACGGCTGCGGCAACCGCGCAGACGCCACCGCCGCAGCAGTCTCCACCGCAGCCCAAAGGAGCAACTAAATGATCGGCGCGCTGATAAATTTGATCGTATATCTTCTGATCGTCGGAATTTTGCTGGCGTTGGTCTACTGGGTGCTGGACGCTATCCCAATCCCGCAGCCGATCAATCGCATCATCAAGATCGTCGTGGTGGTGATCGCCGTGCTGGTGCTTGTGCTGGTGCTGCTGCAGCTGGTCGGGACCGGCGGCAACCTAACCCTGCCCAGGGTAAGCTAAACCATGTGGACCTGACGACGCCCCGGCTGGAATGGCTGCGTCGGCTGGTCGACGATCCAAGGCCACGCCGGGTGACGGGACCTGTGTCTTCATACTGCATGGACGTCGGCTGGACCGAATGGAACTACGTCGATGGCGAAGGCAGGCCGATCAGCATACAAGACGCCATGCAGCGCTGGGGCAAGGGATGGGAAGAACACGTCCGCATCAAGGGCGAGAGGCTCACCAAGCTGGGTCGCAAGCTGGTCGAGGCAAACAGGGAGTAATCCATGAAGGACAGGGATCAGATCGTCATCGCGCTGGGCTCCAGGCTGGAGCAGGCGGCCCGCACCAGCGTCGCGCGCGGTGCGCTCTACGAGCCCGGCGAGAACATCTCGCTCGATGCAGCAGAGGCATGGCATAAAGTCGCCGATACGCTGGTGGCGCTCATCGAGGCGATGGTCAAGCACAGTGGCGAGCTGGAGAAGAGCGATGGCTAAGCCGCGCGACTATAAGGCCGAGTATGCCAGGTTTCACGGGAAACCCGCCGAGATCGCCAAGCGCGCCAAGCGCAACGCGGCCCGCGCCGAGATGGCCAGGAGCCTGGGCAAGGCCGCGCTCGACGGCAAGGACGTCCACCACAAGAAGGCGCTGAGAAACGGCGGCTCCAACGGCAAGAAGAACCTTGCCGTCAGCTCTGTTCATCGGAATCGGGGCTGGGAGAGGGAGGGGTGAGCGGCGTGAAGTCGTAGCATTCGGAGCGCCCGAAGCGTGCCAGCGCGTCGATCCCGACCACGCCGGCGCCGATCGTCTGCTTCGACTGCACGATGGCGTAGTGGCCCCTGAGCGAGTCGAGAACCTGGCGCGGATTGAGGTGCCGCTTGCGCAGCACGTCGTTGAAATAGCGCACCTTGGTGCGGATGCGGCCGTCCTTCTCGCCGGCCCATATGCATGGATTGTCGACCTTCGACATGTCGGTGTCGACCAGCTTGAGCGGCGCCGGCTGCCCGATCTGCCTGAATGGTATGGTCTCGGTCATGATCAGGTTCCTGGGGCGGGCGTCCGACATGATCTCGTGCATCAGCGAGACCACGTCCTGGGTCGCCGCCATCGTGGCGAATTCCTGGGTCTTCATCTCGCCACGTTGATCATCGATCGCAGCGTCGAGATAGCTGCGCAGCCTGTCGAGATCGAAGCTGGCGATGCCCCAGTGATTGGCGAGCCCTGCGCCGACCAAGAGCACCGTCGCCGTCATCAGCCAGAAGCGCTCCTTCGATTCGAACTTGTGGTGTGCCTGCAGTTGCTCGGAGACCGTCTTCAGCGCCTTGATCACGGCGTCGCGGTTCTGCGCCAGCTTCTCGGCATACATCATGCCGGCGACGCCGTAGTTGTTCTGCAGCGCGATGATGCGCTGCTGTGCATCGTAGCTGCTCATCGTCGCCGCCAGTCCCCACGCCTGGATCTCGAACAGCCTCAGGCCCCCGGCCTCGGTCTGCTCGGTCTGACTGTAGACGGTATCGCCGACGCCATGGTTGGAGGCGATCACGAACATGGTCGAGAACACCGCCACATCGGCTGCAGTTGTATCTCGGTTGAGGCGGGATTTGCCCTTGCCCTGCGTCACCTGGAAGATGATCTCGATGACCTTTTCGAGCTGGTCCCTGGTGCGCAGCTCGTCCCAATAAACCGGCAGGGACTTCAGGTCGCCGAGCTTCTTCATCATGGCGTTGGAGGTGTCGAACAGCGCGTGCATGCCGGCGCGCGGATGGCCCCACACTGCCTGGGCGATCGACATCGCCGTGGTCTTGCCGATGCCGGACAGCTTCGAGAACACCGACAATACCAGCGACGACGAGCCGACCAGCTCGACCAGCGGCGCCGCGAAGGCCGAGGCGACCAGCACTTCGAGCGGCATGTTGCCGGCGATCAGCCGCATGGCGTCCTGCCAGGGCTTGAGGTCGCCGACATTGGTGAAATATTGGTTGTGATGACGGCCGCGGAAGACCATGTCGGTCTTGCCGTTGGACCTAAACAGCTTGTCGTCGTAGGCGAACGTCTTGCCGTCGGCGCTCCAGCCATAGGCGCTCTGATTGCTGTAGCGCCTGATATTCTGCAGATGCGAAACCCAGGCCACGAAAAAATCCCTCGCTGCTTTGTGTGACGTCGGCTCGATTGCCAGGCCGTTCTTGATCAGCGCCGCCGCCATCTGGTTGGGATGGACGTTGCCGCCGACGTCGACCTCGCACCAGTGCTTCTCGTCGGAGATCACCGCCTCGAAACGTATCGTCGCAGGGTCGTCGCGGTCGAGGCCGGCGTCGACGATCGGATAGTTGATCACCGTGACGGTATAGGGCAGGCCCTGCTTGTCGGTCATCGTGGTCAGCACGTGGCCGATCTTGTTGCGCCAGTAGTGCGGCGGCATCAGCGGGTCGCCGCTGGTCGCGGTGAACTCCTTGATAATCTCCTCGGCGGGCTTGTTGTAGATGCGCTGCGCATGGTGGAACGGCGTTTTGTCCTGGACGAGCAAGGGGCAGGTCTTGCAGGCCGGATGCAGCGCCGCGAACTGGGCGCAGCGCGGCCAGCCGATCGACGGATTGTTGGCACGGGCGTTGATCTTCTCGTGCAGCTTCTTGTTGGTGCCGTCCTTGGTGTAGCGCGGATCCCGGTTGGAGAGCCGGTGGCCGGCATCGAAGGCGTCCTCGGTGAACGAGGCGGCGAGCAGCGCCAGGTTCCACAGCGGCTCCGAATCGCCGTTGCCGCCGCGCTGCAGGATGTCGTCGATGGTCGGGCAGTTGACCGCCACGTCGTCGATCGACAGCGGCGGCGCGGTATCCATGCCGCCCTTGAAGCTTTCGTTCTTGCTGCGTTGCTGATTCGGTCCCGCCTGAGCGGCACGCGACGGCGGCTCGATCGTCGTCCACTGCGCCAGCACGCCGCGCATCTGATCGTAGCTGTAACGCGGGAAATGGTTCTCCGCGTTGCGCAGCATGACCACCTTCTTCTTTTCCGAGCCCTTGTGGTTGAAGGTGTTAGGCACACGTAGAATTCGGCAGCCGTCGACGGTGACCTGCGGGTCGAACTTCAGCTCGTAGCGCAGCCCAGCCGCTTGCAGCGCCGCGGCAAGAGGCTTCCAGTCGTCGTAGGGCACCGGGTGATCGAAGCACCAGTAGACGTGCAGTCCGCCGGAGCCCGACATGATCTCCATGGTCGGCGCGACCATGCCGGTCTTGTCGCAGAAGTCCCTGACCGCGCTGCGTGCGTCGGCCGTGGTGGCGTAGGCGCCGGCCTTGCCGACGTCGATATCCATGAACAGCGACCTCAGCGAGACGATGTTTTTCTGGACGCGGCTCGCCTTGGGGAAGCCGTCGGAGGTCTTGGTCTCGGGGAGTGCCACACGCTGTGTGCCGAGCGCCACATAGAGGTTGGCGAAGGGCCTATTGGCGCGTGTATCGATGAGCCGGGTAAGGTCCTGCAAGGACTGGGCGGCGTAGCTGGCGTAGCCGACGTTGCCCTCCTTGTTGACGAACGTCCATGTGACGGATTTCCAAAGGTCTTTGTCGGCTGTGCCCCAAGGGAATAAAAGTGCCAGAAATATTTGAATTTCCTGCTGTTCTTCCGTCGTGAACATCAGTCATCCCCGGTGACATCAGATCTAACAAATGTGAAGGCGGAGCATAGCCCCGCCTTCCACCCTTTGGCAAATCGCGTTGCGTTACGTATTGAGGAGCCCTTTCAGCACCGCGTCGAGCGCCGCCGGTGCCGGGGTGACGCTGCCGTTGCCGTTCTTCACAGCCGGTTTATCGGCCGGCTTCTCGGCAGCGGGAGGAATTATCTCCGGCTCGGCGGCCTGTGCCTGCGCGGCCTGCTGCTCGGGCTTCGGCTTGCGGGGAGCGCGCTGCCGCTTGGGTGCCGGAGCAGGAGCCTCGGCCTGCACCTCTGCAGCCGGAGCCTCTTCCTCGTAGGGATCGTCGATGTAATGGCCGGTCTTCATGTCGACGAACTTGCCGTCGGCGAGCTTCATCAGGCCTGCCTTGAGCACCTTTTCCTTGGGCGGCGCCTTGGGTGCCGGCGCCTCGACATACTGGCCGGTGTCCCTGTCGATCCACTTGCCGTCGGCGAGCTGCATCAGGTTGGACGCCTGTTGCGTTTCGGCAGGTTTTTGTTGCGTTTCGGCAGGTTTTTGTTGCGTTTCGACCGGACCGCGTTGCAGGACCGGCGGCACCTTGACGACCTCCTCGTTCTCTTCCTCCTCGCCAACCGGCGCGCTGAAGCCCGACGGCGCGGTGCCGACCGGCTGCGGGCGCGGCTTCTCGCGGGTCATGGTGTCCTGCTCGGGCGACACGGTGTTGTCGAAGTCGGGCGTGGCGATCATGCCCTTGACCATCTGCGACTCCGCCAGCTCCAGCACCCAGTCGTATTGGACCTCGTCGAGCACCTTCTCGGTGTAGTCGAAGACCAGCTTGGGGAACGGCTCGGTGGCGAACGACATGCGCGTCACGATCGCCCTGACGTCGAGGCCGTAGCGGTCCATGTGATCGGCATGTCCGCGCAGGTTCTTCAGCGACGACTGCGGCACGCGCATCATCAGCGGCTGCACGCGGTCGTCGCCGATCTGGTGCGGGAACATGATGACGACGCGGCGATGGTCCTGGCAGGCCTTGGCCTTCTTGCCGGTGTCGGTGATCGCCGAGCCGAACGCATTGGCCCAGCACGTCGCGCACACTGGTCCGGTCTTGCCGGCCTGCAGCGCCGCCGAGGACGGATCAGGCTTGACCGCGTCGAGCGACCAGCAGTCGGGCGGCAGGAACTCCTTGGCCTTGGGGTCGAAGCCGCTCTCGTAGTAGTTCTTGGCGAGCTGCGTCGAGGCATCGACCAGCACGACGTCGAGGTACTGGGCTGCGAAGCCCTGCTCATTCTCGATGCGCTGCTTCCTGCCGTCGGGCATGCGGATGGAGAACTCCTTGCCCATGATCGACAGCATCGGGTAGCTGGCGGCGAGGTTGGACGCGAACGCCCTGTTGCCAGCCTTCTCCGCCATGCGGCGGCGCATCGATTCAGGCAGCTGTGCGACCCGGTTGGCGAGCGGGCCGACAATTTGATTGGTCATTTCTATTTCCTCCTGATTCCAACTGAGATGAAACTTGTTCGGTTGACGCCTGGCGGGATCTCGCCGCCTGCCTCGACCATCTCGTTGACGACGGTCTTATTGGCCTTCCAGTCGGCGAGGTCCCAGTTCTCTGTGCCGATCACGTGCCGCCTGAACTCACGCATGTCGGCGACGGTAACCGAGGTCGAGACTTTCTTGTAGGCGATGCCGCCCTTGCCGGCGATCGATTCGACGCCGAGCTTGTTGAGCAGTTCGAGCAGCTGCCCCTCGATCTCGTTCATGCGGGTGACGTAAAGCTCGTTGGCCTTCTCGGCGCACAGCTCCTCGAACTGCTTCTTGGCATCGCGCAGCTGGATGAACTCGGTCACCAGCTGCGCGGGCTTCATTTCTATTGGTGCGTTCATGCTTATCTCCCTACCGTGAAACCGAGGTTCACTCCCTTGCCAGTCGGTAGCGAACCGATACCAGCTGGCGTTGTCCTTGCCGGCCGTGCCGTTGAACCATTTGAGCCGCCCCACGGCGACGATGTCGGAGCAGTACCTGAGGTACGGCGCGGCCTGGACGTTGTGCGCCCAGTCGCTGTCGAACAGCAGCCAGGTGACCGGCGCATGGGCGAGGAAGTGCTCGATCATCGGGTGCAGCACGGCCCGCGTCCATGGCGGGTTGGTGATGATCGCGTCGGCGCCATTGAAATCGATCAGCAGCAGCGCGTCGATGCCACCCTTGATGTCGGAGCCGAGCACGCAGTGGAAGCCGAGATCGGTCAGCGCGGTCGCCAGATGCCCCTCGCCTATGCACGGCTCGGCGAAGCTCTCGATGCCGTCGCGCTTCAGGAACGGCAGCAGCCGCGCCAGCGCCTTGGGGTCGATGGTCTGGTAGTCGTCGTGCGGACGACGCGGGAAATCACTGCGCTTGCCCAAGCTTAGCCCCCTCCAGCACCTGCCGACCCAGCTCGGTGATGCGCTCGCCGTCGATGCGCACCAGCCTCCACCATTGATAGCCGAAGTGCTCCCTCGCCTGCTCGACGGTGATCGGCATGCCGCCATCGTCGACGTAGTTCCACTCGCTCCAGCCGGCCTGCATGCAGTAGAAGGCGGTGTTGGCCTTGCTGCGCGTCGCCGGTCCGTCGAGCAGCTTCTCCAGCCACTGCCGCCGTCTGTTCGTCAGCCTGATCTCAGCCACCGTTCTCTCCATATCCCGCCAGCTCCGCCAGCATGTCGAGGATGGTCTCCTGCAGCTCGTGCTTGTCTGCGAGCCTGCGGTAGACCAGCCGCTCTGCGGGCGTGCCGGTCAGCTTGATGATCTGCTGCTTGTGCGCCTGGCCGACGCGGGTGATGCGCGCGTTGGCCTGCTCGAACACCTCCAGCTTGGTGACCGGGCCGAACCAGACGATGGTGTCGGCGGCAGTCAGCGTCAGCCCATGGCTCATGCATTCGGGGTGGGCGTTGAGCACCTTGTATTTCTCGGTGCCCTGGAAAGCCGTGAAGATCTGGTTGCGCTCGCCGGCCGGCGTGTCGCCGGTCACCTCGGCGAACTCGATATTGTGCTTCTTCAGCGTGGCGGAGATGCCGGCGGTTGCCGACTTGAATGGGGAAAACACGATGACCTTGCGCTCGGCCGACTCGATCACGTCGAGCAGCGCGTCGAGGCGCGCCTGATTGTCGAGCGCTATGATCTTCCTGTCTTCGTCCCCATATACCCAGCCGATGCTGGCCTGCAGCATCTTGGTGAAGACCACACCGCCGTTCGCTGCCGTCACGGTCCCCTCTCTGAGCAGCGCTGCGGCATGGTCCCGCAGCGCGTCGTAGGCGGCGCGCTGCCTGGGGCCGATCGCAACCTCGATCTCGCGCTCGATGACCGGAGGAAGCTCGACGATCTCGTCGAGCGTGAAGCGCACCGAAGGCTGCAGCACCGCGGCGATCGTCTCGACGGAGTCGCGGCGCGGTATCCAGCGGAACTGCGAGACCTGCAGCATGGTCTCGTGACGGAACGACACGAACGAGCGCGGCGCGGTGTCGGGCGTCACCAGCCACGCCAGCCCGAACGCATCGGTCGGCGCCGACGGCGTCGGCGAACCCGTCATTGCCCACACATACTTGCGGCGCAGCGTCAATTTACGGGCCAGCTTGGAGCGCTCGGCGCGGGCATTGCGATAGGCGGCGGCCTCGTCGAAGCAGATCACGTCGATGTCGAGACGCTGCATCAGCTCGTCGAAGATCACCTTCACGCCATCGTGGTTGATGACGTAGATGTCAGCGTTCTCCTTGAGCAGGCGTCGTCTCCGGTCGGCCGAGCCGGACAGCACCACGACGCGCAGGTGCGGCAGGGTGCGCCTGATCTCCTTGAGCCATGTGAACTCCAGGGTGGACAGCGGCGCCACCACCAGCATGCGGTTCACCAGCGCCTCGCGCTTCAGATAGTCGAACGACCATATGCAGGCCTTGGTCTTGCCGGTGCCCATGCCGTTCAGCACGTAGCTCCTCGGGTTCATGACCATCGAGGCGGCGGTCAGCACCTGCTTGGCAAATGGCTTGGCGCCATCGGCGGAGGGGAAGTGGTAATGCTCGACGATCGGCGCCGGCACGTTGAGGTCGAAGTTCCTGAGCAGCCGGGTCTCGTCGATGCCGTGCGGCAGCGCCAGCATGTCGTTGTCGTTCCAGGTGAACCTCTTGCCGTGCGGAAACAGCGCCCCGATGTCAGCCCTATATTGGACGACGACGGACCGTGTCGCGTGGGATATCAGGATCATCTGCAACGGTCTCCGTCAGCTGGTCGAGCCAGCGCACGAGGTCATCGATCGCCGGGTCTTCAAGCCCGGTGATCACGAATGTCTTGCCCATCGCCCTGGCCATGGCGGCCAGCTCGATGGTCTGCTTGAGCGTCGGCTTCTTGCCGTCGGCCTTGATCTCGATGCCGAAGAAGCGCCGCCTGTAGCAGCCGATCACGTCGATGTTTGTCCGCCCAAATCCGCTCGGCACCGGCCAGTACGTATACATGCTTGGGTAGCGAGCGAGAATTTTCCGAACCTTGGTCTTGACCTTTGATTCGGGCGTCTTCATCGACGTCCTATATGATTCATTTGTGTTACGCGGTCAAGCAGTTTCGCATAACCGGCAGAGAAAAAATTTCGCCAGGTTTTCCAGGTGGATAGACGTCATGCCACAGCTCCTGGCGGCCGCAGTCGAAACACATCACCGTGCTGATGCGCGACGGCCACGCGATGCGCGTGCCGCAGTCACACTCGACACCCAGCATGTTGCAGTCAATCGTCCACCACACGGTTACGAGCTTCATCACTCAAGCGAAAAGTGTCCGCACCAATCGTTAGACTTGACCTTCGGCCAGCCCCACAACACCTCTTCGTCGCGGACCCGGTTGCCGGCGGTGGCATCGTCGGCGAAGCGGCGTGGCAACCTGACTGGCGGCTGCAGCCTGCACTCGCCGTGGTTGGGCTCATAGTAGCGGCATGAAGCGCAGGTGTTTTTCATCGCGATCCCTTGCCATGGTACGGGCACGAGGTCACCGGGCAATGCCTGATGCACAGGCCGGATGGCTTCGGCGGATAGGTGGTGGTGCGCCATGCCTCGGCGAGCGTCTTCACCTCCGGCATCACCTTGTTCCACAGCGGCACCATCTCGTCGCGCGAATAGATCTTCAGCGTGTGGGTGTCATGGCCGAGCCATACGTAGATCGTGGCGACGTGGTCGACCTCGGGCCAGCGCGCGAAGATCAGCTGCGCGAACAGGCCGAGCTGCTCGTAGTCGGGCTGCACCTGTCCGGTCTTCCAGTCGACGGCGATGGCGACGCGGTGCTGGAGAAGCAGGGCCAGGGCATCGACGACGCCGCGGAACCATGTCTTGCCGTCGAAGAAGCTGGTCGGCCCGAACTCCGACGACATCGCCAGCTTGTTCTCGACCAGAACCTCGATGCCGTCGATCTCCTTGAGCCTGGCGAAACGCTCCGGCCAGTCCTTGTAGTGCTGCATGGTGGCGGGCAGCGGCGTGCCCTTGGCGATACGCTTGGCCATGGCGTCGTGGACGGCATGGCCCCACTTGATCGGCTCGCTCTCGTCCTCCGTGTAGTTCTTCTGGAGGTCGATCTCCCAGTGCCGCTTCGGGCAGGTCCTGTAATTCTTGAGCCTCGACCACGACCAAGCGAACGGCTTCACCACACATACCTCGCTATTGCCCAGCAGATGCCGGCCCACAGCAGCACGCTGGTCGGCACCATCCACACCATGCTCTTCCAGAATTCCGGCGTCGGCGTTTCCTGCACAGGTATCATGTCGATCTCCCACGGATCGAACGGATCGTCACTTCCAGCAGCAGGCGGTCGAGGTACTGACGCCGCCAGCCACGCTTCGACCGCAGGATCTTGGCGATCGAATTGTGAAGGTGGCTGTCGGTCATCAGCGACACCGGCACCTGGCGGCCGTCCGCCGTTGTCCAGATGGTGTCCTGCATCAAAGCACCTTCATGGTGGCAAGCGCCTCGTCCCGTTCTTTTTCTGCCTTCTCGGCGCGGGCTTCGGCCGCCTTGGCGCGATCTTCCCAAGCGCAGCCATCAGCCTTCCAATGATCGCCTCGCTTTATGGCCTCGTCCCGTTCTTTCACGACGGCCGCGAGGGCGCTGGCGGCGAAGACAGGCTCTTTGATTGCCTTTGCCTCGGTTGATTTGGGCAGGCCAAGGTTCGGTCTTTCTGGGCCATCCGTGAATTGCCACCTATCTTCATCAGGCAATCGCCACCGCCACGCCACCGGCTCAGTCATCGCGCACCGCCTGCATCGTCCAGCCCAGCGCCGACAGCAACCTTATGATCGTTTCCAGGCGGGGGAAACGCGTGTGACCGATGGCGATGTTGGAGACGGTGCTGTTGGCGAGCTGCGCCTTCTCGGCCAGCTCCTTGTAGGTGACCTTGTATCTGAGGATGTCGTCGCGGATGTGCTTCAGCGTCGCCTCGCTGTTGAGCAGCACGACCAGCGGCTTCGACTTGCGCGGCGCGCGTAACGGTATGACTTTGCGATCGTCGTTCATTGGGGATCCCCGCTTCTAGATGGATGATTGATGACGGCTTGCCAGGCTTCGCGGGGAAATGTTGGTCGATCGCGCGACCGCTCCCGGACCCGAACCTGACCTTGTTGCGGGAACAACCCGCGCACCCGTTGCCGCCCCGGCTGTGCTCGTGGACCAATTCCGGGAGCTGAACTCATTTAACGTTTCCATAGCTCTCGCCGATATGCCCCTCGGCCGCGAGCGGCGCCTTGGGAAGCCACGACGGCGGCGTCGACATCTCCTTGACCACCAGGTCGCGGACCATCCCGGCGATGCCGGCATGCACCACGTAGATCAGCTCGTCATGGACCTGATGGGCCGGCATCAGCATGCCGTTGGTGAGGTGCTTGACGCGCAGCGCCACCTCCATGATGTGCACGAAGGCGAGCGCCTGGATCAGGTTCTCCACCAGCTTGGCGCCGTACAGCTTGAAGGTCTGCTCACTGCGCTCGTAGAGCCAGTTCCACTGGCCGTCGTGGTTCTCGGCCCTGAGGTTCATATAGCGAAGCCGGTTGCCGTTGGGCAGCAGCAGGGCATTGGCCAGCACCTGCGCCGGCCCCCACATGTTCCAGCCATCGCTCTGCCCCGGCGGCAGCAGCTCGGCGAAGTCGGTCTGCCGGGAGCTTGCCAGCCTCGGGATGATCGACTGGTGCGCGGTTTTCCACAGCTCCTGGATCATGTGGTAGCGGGCGCGATAGACGGTGACGACCTGCGCGGCCGCACCATCGGGCAGCGTCACGCCGCCCTTGACGCGGCACATGTTCTGGAACACCGGCCACGAGCTGCCGTAGCCAAGGGAAAGAATCCCGGTCTTGCCGACGAAGCGCTCATCGGGGAACGTCTCCTTGGTAATCTCGTAGCCGTAGATGTCCTGCGCGAATTCCGCGTAGACGTCGCGCCCCTGGCGGAATGCCTCCATCAGGTCGGTCTGGCCGGCGACCGTGGCGTTGAAGCGCGCCTCGATCTGGCTGGCGTCGACGGACACGACGACGTGGTCGCGCGGCGCCTTGAAGGCGCGGCGGATCTCGGAGCCGCGAACCAAATTCTGCAAGTTGATCTTCCAGTCGCCGCTGAACCTGTGTGTATGCGCGCCGGAATATTTGAGCGGCACCGGCATCTGCTCGACGCTTCTGCTGATCGACAGCAGCCGCTCGGTGCGCGTTTCCTCCAGCGTTGATTTGTGCCCGAGCCTGGCGGCGACCAGCGCCTGCACCATCGGCTTGGGATGCTCCAGCAGCGCTGTGAATTCCTTGTCGGTCTTGGCGAAGGCGAAGGCCTCCTTGCCCGTCGTCCTGGAGATCTTGGTGGGCGGCTGCACGCCGAGGAACAGCAGCTTGGCGGCCAGCTGCTGGTCGCTCATGATCGAGCTGAGGTTCTCGCGATCGAGGCTGGCGGCATCGAGCAGGCCCTGCTTGTCCGACTTTACTTTCGCGAGGTGCTCGGCGAGCACATTGCCGTCCAGCTCGAACTTCGGCTGGGTCGCCATGCGGATAACCATGTCGATGGTCTCCAGCTCGCCCTGCGGAAAGCCTTCTTTCAGCATGTTGGTGAAGATCGTCCGGCACTTATTGGCGTCGTCGATCGCATAGGTCTTCACCTCTTCGTGGAGGGAGGGCGTGTTTCTGAGCTGCTGGAAGTTGACGCCTTTCGTCTTCAGAACCGTGTCCATCTTCGGCGGCAGGCCGTAGAACTTTGAGACGCTGTCGAGCGACAACGATTTCAACTGGTGCGACAGCCAGTTGCGCGCCATCGACAAGGTGCAGCCGTACCAGCCCGGCACGACGCCGTAGCGCACCGCCAGCACGGTGGCGTCGAACAGCGCATTGTGGGAAACGACGAAACGCTCGCTCCAGTCGATGCCGGCGAAGTAATCCGGCAGATCGGGGCCATCCACCCACTCGGCGCTGTCTTCGCTGACGAAGGCACAGCCCAGCGCCTCGAAGCGGGGCGAGCTTACATATTCGATCGGTGTGATTTTCCTGAGTGAAAAGTCGTCGGCCCAGAACGTCTCGAAGTCTGCCCAAACCAGCTGCATTTCTTGGTCACTTGTTTTTTACAGGGTTTCAATTATGTTACGCGATATCGGTGGCGCTTGCTACCACCGATATCAGGGTGGCGCATCGTGTTCCCTCGGTGACAACAAGGCTTCTCGGTGTTGCCACCCTGATCCGCACGCAAGAGAGAAAACCCCGGCGCATCCCCCCACACCCCCTGCCGGGGTTTTTCTTTGCCCTTGAAAAAGCGGGATTTCCGAATTTTTGAAAAAACCGAAAATCCCGCGTAACGCAAATGATAGTGCTCAGCTGGTCTTGACCAGATCGGAGACCGGGATCGGGTCGGGCGCGGCCTTGCCTTCCTCGACGAGACCCTTGAGCTGCGGCGAGCGCGCCGTCACCTGCGCCTTGGCGTCGGGGCCGAGATCGTCGGGCGTCATCACACCCGTCTTGAGCATGTCCTCAAGCGATGCGGCGGACTGCTGCGGCGGCTTCTTGGTGGCGGCCTCGCCAACCGGCTCGCCGGGGATCACCTCGAAATGGCCGGGACGCGACGGCGTCGGGGCGACATACTTCACGGTGTCGCCGACGCGCGCCGTGATCGTAGTGTAGGGCGGCGAGCCGTAGACGTCGCCAGCCGGCAGCGCCAGCGCAGGACCCTGGTTGTAGGACGCCCAGCCCTTGTCGACCCATCCGGGCGCCGAGCCGATGTCCTCGAACACGAACTCCTCGTCGCCGTCCGGCGGCTCCCAGACCACGGGGGCGGTGGCTGCTTGGTCAGACATGTTCAGTTCCTCCGGTGAAGTTTAGGACGGCGCGAACATAACACGCTACGGCTCCTTATCGAACTTCGGCGGGGCGATCATTTTCACCGTATCCAGCTTCAGCCCGAGCGCCTTCACAGCAATCGCGTGAGCGTGCTTCTCCAGCTGCGCGTTCCACTCGGTCAGCGCCTCGTCGAGGTCGTCGAACAGATACTCGCGCAACTTGGTCGGGCCGTCCCAGTATTCGACGATCCAGCCGCGGAAAGGCTCCAGCCTGCCGGTCTCCATGGACGGCACGAACCTGGCGTCGAACGACAAATAGAGCCCCTTGTCCATGAAGGTCACCTCGTGGCGGTGACCGGCCTTGATGCGCTCTTCGAGGCTCTTGTTGTCGCTCATATGCTCCACCACACCACCAGCCCGGCGAGCATGACCAGCAGCGCCCAGCCGAGCACTAGATCCCAGTAGAACGAGATCATGCGTCCTTGGCCGCCTCAAGCTTGGCCAGCATGCCGCGCAGACGGCCGAGCCGCTCATTGTGCTCGCGGTCCATGGCCTTGACCTTGTCGACGGTCGCCTGCATCACCGCGCTGCGCTCCCTCAGGTGCTCGGTCTCGGCATCCATCATGCGCCTGCGCAGGCCGTGGATCAGCGTATCGAGGTGGGCGAGGTAGCGCTCGGCGTCGTTGTCGAGCTTGGCCGGCGCGGTGGTCTTGAGCGGCATTGGCTCGTGCTTGAGCTTGGCGTCGGGGAAGTCCTTGCTCAGCTCGGCGCCGAGGTCCTTCTCGAAATCGGTAAGCGCGTTCATCTGGTAACCCTCTTCTTCTCGGATGTTGTGTAGGCGGCATAGGCGTTTAGCTCGGCCTCGATGAGGTCCAGCTCGTTATGGAACTCCTCGTCGGTCATCTTGCTGTACTGCTGAAACCTGGCCATCAGCATGGCGCAGGCGGAAAAGAACACGTCCTGAAAGGCGATGTAGAGCGTCTCGCCACTGACCACCTCATCCTTCAGCGACGGCCCGAGGCGCTCTTCGGAATAGATGCGCCACATCTTGGTGACGACCGGCTCGTCCTGCCGGTTCTTCAGGAAGGCGACCCGCGCGAAGTCGACGCGCGGATCGTCGACCATGCGCATGTATTCCTCTGGCGTCGGCTTGCGGAACCCGACGTCGCGCTCGACGATCAGCGGTTCGCCGCAGTTGGGACAGATGGTCAGCAACGCGCGCTCGTCGATATGCCCGACGATCTCGCGAAACATGCGGCGGTGCGGCCGCTCGCAGAATGGACATTTCAGGTTTGTCATGTCACTTGTGTTACAGGAAAAGAGGGGGAGCGCCAACGCTCCCCCAGTTGCCCTCCACCATTGCGAACTCGGGGTGGAAGGATCTTGATGAACCTTAAACACCACATGCATTTTCCTGGCCGCGTCATAGCCTTGACCCCTACGTACAACTCCGCCTGGAGACGGAGCGGGGGACGGGGAGGCTGACTTTCCGTTGTCGGGCTGGCCGCTCGCCCTCAAAATGACATCCCCCTAATGCATCAGGCAACCTTGGCAGCCTGAACGTCCTTGGCCCGGTCGAGCAGGCGGCGGGCGATGGCGACCGCTTCCTCAAGCTCGGCCAATGCTGCCTCCATGCGCTCGATGTCGACCTGCTTGGGCTTGCGCAGCCACGACACGACGACATCGTTGACCTTAGGCAGCTTCTGGCCCTTCATGGTCTTGACCAGAAAACCCATGGCGATCGACCACGCCATGAAGCGCGCTGTCGAGCGCTCCTGGCTGGTCTGTGTCCAGACGTGGCCGTACTCAGTCACGAACTGGTGGTCAGTGCCGTGGAACTCGGGATCGACGTCCCGCTTGGTCAGCGGCGCACGCAGCGGCTTGGCGGCACGCTCCTTGGCCTGAGCTTCCTTGATCTCAGCAACGGTCTTCTTGGCGACAGTCTTTGCCCGCTTGCGGGCGGTGGCTTCCGCAGCTGCAGCAGTCAGAGAAAGCTTCTTAGCTTTCACTTCCTTCTCCAATTCCGGGGCATGCTTCTGCACCGCACGAGCACGATGAACGCTGATGGCGCTAACGCCAACAGCTTTTGCGGCCTCTTCAATAGAGATGACGTTGTTTTCCGGGGCGGCTCTATCTTTAGATATAGCCGCATTAGAATAACGTGCGTTGTAACCGCTTTCCAAGTTCGCAAGTTTACTGGCGACGAAAGCCAGTTCTGCTTCGGAAAGATGCCGGCGATGCTCGTTCAGCGATGCGCTGAGCACCAGCGCATCATGGTCGTTCTTCGCCTTCGACTGCTCGAAACGCGGCTTGATGCCAGCCTCGATACAAGCACGGAAGCGATTGCGACCGTCGATGATCATTCCCTGGTAGGTGGTGATCGGGTAGTGCAGCCCGTGCGCCTTGATGTCGGCGACGAGCTTGTCGAATTTCGGCCCTTCAAGCAGCGGCCAGACTTCTGCGAATGGATGGAATTTCATTTCCCTATTTCCTATGTTCGGGATGTGCAGGAAGCAGAGGGGCAGCCTCTCGGCCACCCCTCCACGCTCACAAGGTTCGGTGACTTAGACAGCGTCGGGTGTAGCGACGCTGTCGTCAGTCTCCAGCACGAGCAGCGACGGGAAGTCCTCGTCGACCGACATGGTCCAGCGCTTGGGCAGTTCTTCGTCCTGCAGCCAAGCATTGAAAACCTTGATCAGATTGCCCAGCACCTGATGCCGCTTCATGCGCTTATCCTTGCGCATGTCGTCGTGCATCAGCTTGCGGAACTTGCTGATCGGCTCCGGGGTATCCGCATCGACCGGCGCACCGACGGCATCGAAGAAGTCGTCGGCGATCGCCTGATCGTAGTTGTCGAGGATGTCCATGCCGAGATAGGCAACGACATCCTTATAGCCGACGGCGGTGACCGCATCGTCCCAGTCGCCACTAGCGAGATGGGCAGCCTGCTGAGCATTGGGGAGACCCTTTGCCAGCTGGACCATCTCAACCGGGGTGAGCCGGGGCATCTTGGTCTTGGCCGATGGCGTGTAGCCACCGATCTCGTTCTTGATCTTGATGATCTGCGAGATCAGCGTCGACACCCCGTTGAAGCCGGCGGTCTGCAGAGCAGCAGCCGGCGAGCGGGGACGACAATTGTCGATGTAGGCAAACAACTCCGGGTATTCCGGCACACCTGTCACGACGTAGGTCGTGAACGGCACCCCTGAGAACAGACAACCCCACAGACGGTGTTGACCGTCGATGAGCATGCCGTTCTCGGAGAAGATCAACGGCTGGCCGGTCTTTGGCCAGGCGCCGCTCTTCATCTGCATGGCGTAATACTGGATTGTGGCCAGCGACGCCTTGCGGTTGGCACCGGGAGGATTGCGACGCAACAGCTCCTCGGCCATGACCGGCGTAATCACGTGCCAGCCATCGCTCAACGGCACCGGCCCTTCGGGCTGATGTACCGCGTTATATGCGTCGTAGGCGTCCACGAGGTCGTCGAACTTCTTGGTGTTCGGCTTCTCGTGGTCGAATGGGAACCTCGGTTCCCAGGTGGAACCAGCGGCAACCGCCTCGGCGGATGCTGAACTGGCATGCTCTGCACTGTTTTCGGAGAAACTCATCTCCAACTTCCTTCTTTTTACCCGCGCCAGAGGATTCGTCCGAGAGGACTGTCTGGCTTCACGGTTGGGCGTCATGCCCTGACAGCAACAAACACCTGTTGCTCTCAGCACATGACACATGCCACGTTGCCTACATATACTACGATATTGACGTGTGCAAGGGGTACCGCTAGATAATTTTAGCTATGATGAAACTTATGGAATCCGCAGTGCTCAAGGACGAGATCGTCAACGCCCGACTCACCCGTGGCACGGGAGAGCGCATAGACCGCGTTCTCTATGGAGGAGAGGTGCGCTCCGCCTTCATCCGCAGGGCGGTAGAGACGGAGCTGCAGCGCCGCGAGGCGGAGCTGAAAGACAAGCAACGCTAGCTATTCTGCGGCTTCCTTGACGGGAGGCGGCGGCGGTGCCTTGTGGGCGACGCACATGAAGCGCTTGGCGCCGTCGATCTTGATCGGCACGACGCCGGCATAGGTGTTGTTGATGAGCCCGCAGATCGGGCACTTGGTGTAGAACGTCATTTCCTTTCTTCCTTCAAAGCAGCAGGCCCATCGCCTCCCTGGCGATGGCCAGCACGATCTCTTCCTTGCAGATCTCGAAATTACGACGCGCCTTGTCGAGATCGACGTAGCTCTTCGAATCGATCCACGCGAAGCCGCGCCTCACGACGACGTTGTAGAGGAGAGGCTCGTCTTGCAGGCGGCCGCCGCGCTGTAGCGTCAGCGTGTAGGGGCCGGCCTCCCACTTCTCCAGTTCCTTGTCGGGATAGAATACCCTCACCGCCATTTTCCGAACCTTTCCACCAATCGCTTCACCGTCTTGAGCCGCCGCTCGTGCTCGCGGTCGGGCGCTGATCTCCAGCCGTCGTTGCTGTTCTGATCGAGCCAGAATGCGTGCACCTCGGTGCCGTCGTCCTGCTCGCCGGTCAGCCCCGCCAGCACGCGGTGCCCGTAGATCGGCTCGGTCTTGGCCAGCTCGATGGCCAGCATGCCGGGGAACTCGCTCCACTGCGGCCGGATCGCCTGGTAGACGGTGGTGTCGATGATTGTGTTGCTGTCGGGCTCCCACGCCACCAGATGACCGTCCCAGCCATTGCTGTCGGCATCCGAGAACGTGCGGTTCTTGCGGCCCTCGGCCCACCACGGCAGGTTTCTGGCCACCGCCTCGTGATCGCCCACCCCAATCGACCAAGTCTCCTCGTTGCCCGCGAACGAGCGGATCATCAGGTAGACGGAGCGCACCTCGGCGCGGCGGAAGCCGATGCGGCGCAGGAAATCGCGCACGGTGAGCGCGCACAGAACGCAGCTCACCTTGGAATGCCCCGGCTCGATCCAGCCGGTGCGGTCGAATTCGGCGTGCAGCGCAGAACTTATGATAGCGCACGCCTTCATCAGCTTCGGCGGCAGTTCGCCCACCACCTCCATGTCGCCCAGTCTCATCTTATCGTCCTGTGTGAAGTTTCACGCCCATAGCTTTACGCGTGAGTAGATGGCGGTCAGCCACGCGCCCTGGCGGGGCGTTGGCTTCCAGCCGCTGCCGCCGACCTGCCACTGACTGACCAGCGAATAGATGAACTCCTCTTCGCGTGGCCTTAGCCAGTCGTCGTGCAGCGCGAGGAAGTCGAGCTGCTCGGCCCAGTTGGCGGCAGCGCCTTCCTGCCACCACCTGTCGTCCTTGCCGGTATGCGGCGGCGTCCAACGCCCGCTGGCGGGCTTCATGCCGCCGGGGGCAGCGTTGTCCTCGACGAGCTTCGCCGCCAGCCAGTGAGCGTCCTTGCCGTCGCCGGCCAGTATTTTCCTGACCACCTTCAACGCAGCCAGCGCCTCGCCCTCCTTGTCCGAGACAAGGGCGACGAGCAGCGCCTGCCTGAGGCGCTCGATCTTCATCGGCATGGTGAGCCCCCTTCGGCTGGCCCTAGCGCAGCCAATGCTCCTTCTCCCAGTCGGCGACCGGGATCCTCGGCTTCGGCTCCAGCCTGCCTTCGAGCGGCAGGCCGCGACGATGCAGCTCCTTCTTGACGTCGGCGAGCACCGCGGGGTCGTTGCTGTGATGCTGGATGTAGCGCAGCCCCTTCTCGGTGAGCACGCGGTAATGGCCGTTGCTCATTTCACTGGTCCTTCTGTGTTTCAGAATCGGAGATCAGCACGATGCTGACCGAGAACGCGGTCAGCGGCCGGTCGGGCTTGCCGTCCGGGCGCGTGCCGATCGAGGTGCGCCACATCTCCCAGGCATCGACCTGATCCTTGAAGCGCATCGCCTTGGCGATGTCGGGTGTAAAGCTGCCCTTCACCTTCTCTCTCGGCGTGAAGCTTTTGAGGAACTGCCCGACGTATGGGCAGGGAATGTCCTGTGCATAGCCGGCGATCTGGATCACGTAATCGCTCATCGGCAGCCCTCCGCCTTGACGAACTTCTTGTCGGAGTTGATGCCGTAGAAGCCGTCCTGCCGGTCGAGCCCGCCGTCGTCGCCGAAATCGTCGACCGCCTTATAGGGGTCGTCGCCCTGCGCGAACGCATTGGCGAAGAACTCCGGGAACTCGGGCACCATGCCGCCGTAGCAGTAGGCGTGCTCGGCGTAGCGCTTGGCTTCATCCAGCCATTTCTCGAAGACGATCATCGCGGTGCTCCGTCGAGAATGCGGCCAAGGCTGGCATCGGGCGCGACGTACTCGAACACCTCGATCTTGACCCAGTCGCCGACGCCCAGCCTGCGCTTGACGTGGTCGCGCGCCAGCACCTTGGCCGCCTCGGCGTCGACCGCCTCGACATAGAGCATGTAGGAAGGGTTGTACGCCGTCGGGCAGCGCGTCCACTTCACTTCATAGGTCTGCATTTCATCGGTCTCCTGTGCTCTCCAAAAACGCGACGATCTTGTCGGCGATGGCGGTCGGCAGCGTAACGATGCCTCCGTTGCCGTCGGGGTACATGATGCGCAGCTGCACCCAGCCTTTGTGCATTTCGTTCCTGATGATTGTCGGTTTCATCACTTGCTCCACAGAAGATACTTGTCGTCATAGACGGCGTAGGCCTCGGTCTCGCAAGCGCCATGATCGCCATCGCGCCAATTCGGATCGATGTCGCCGTCGGCGATGCCGTTCTCGACCTTGATGATCGCAGCACCATAGGTTGCCGCCTCGACCTCGACCTCGGCGACCTCCTCGAACCACTGGCGCACCAGCACACGAAATTTCATGATAGCGCTCCTCATCTCTCGCAGGCCTTGAGCAGCTCGCGCGCTCGGCGCAGCGTCTTGGCGCGCCGCCGGTCGTCACGCGCCGTATCCGGCGCGTCGTTGTCGAGTGCATGCTCGGCATCGGCCTCGGCCCAGTCGATCAGCTCGTTGACCATGGCGATGACCTCGGCGAGCCGCGCATTGGTGGTGGCGTAGGTTCTGGTGCCCATTGGCTTGGTCCTTCTGTTGGTTGCGGCCGCCGCCCGAATTGGGCGCGGGCAGCGGCCTTACTTCGACCATCCGGGGGAATGGTCTCAGTTCCTCAGTAGCAGGTGGTGTCGCAGTACTGGGTATCACCCAGCCAGTAGCAGCGGGTGCTGCAGTTCTCGGCGCTGGCCTTCATCGGATAGGTCGAGAAGACGGTCAGCGCGGCGAGCGCCGCGAGCGTGGTGAGTGCAAACTTTCTCATGCTCGTTTCCTTGGTGGCCTGTTGAATGGGAGACGCGTGCCGGTGGCCCCTTGCCGGCAGGCGAAGCTGTCAGTCGATCTCGACCAGCGTGCCGAACGGCACCTTGCTGTTGGGGCGGATGCTCGCCCATATCGTGTGGTAGTCAGGCTCGCTCTTGGGGAACGAGCCGAGACAATCCGTGAGATACACGACCATGTCCGGCTCGACGTGCTCGTCCCTGATCCAGTCGAATACCGGCGTGAACTTCGTGCCGCCGCCGCCGGGAGCGCCGCCCGCCGCGTTGATCTCCAGCCTCAGCTGTTCGAGATCGCTCGGCTCCTCGATGCGGTCGACGCGCTGCACATGCGTGTCGCACCACAAGACGATCAGTTCCGTCGGGTTCAGGTCAGCGACGATGGCCGCCATCTCCGAGAAGAACTTCTGCTGCACCTCGGGCTTGATGCACGAGCCGGACGTGTCGTAGCCGACCACCACCGTGCCGCAGCCATAGTCGGCGCGCCTGGCGAAGACGATCTTGCCCCACGGCTCGGGCCGCGCGATATGCCGCTTGTCGAGCTTGCCCCAATCATGGGCGGGCTCGCCTGCGGCGCGCTGCATGGACGAGCGCAGATGGTCCTGCCATCTGGTCTTGGGCTCCAGTATCTCGCCGATCAATTGCCTGACGGCGGCGGGCAATGCTCCCGAGCCCGCCGCCGTGGCAGCCTGAACCCCAGCGGCAATAGCCCCCGCGCGTCTCAGGTCGCCGTTCTTTTTCTCTTCCTCCTGCTGGGCGGGCGAAGGCTCAAGATGCTCATCGAAGCCCTTGCCGCCGTCCTTCCTCTCGCGCCACGTCTTGGCGTAGATGTCGACGCACGACTCCATGCCCTTGGCCGATATCGACGGGTCGTAGAGCCCGATCTTGGGCATGCGCCCCACCTTGGCGTCGACCAGCGCCGCGTTGATGCGGTAGTCCATCGCGCGGTTCATGTGGTGATGATCGTAGGGCAGCACGGTGCCATCCGGACAGATGATGCTGTTCGCCTCGCGCCATCCCATGGCCAGCAGCAGGTCGCAGTAGAGGTAGTGCATCACCTCATGGGCGAGCACGAAGGCGCATTCCTCGATGCCCCAGCCCTCGGCGATCATGGCGGCGGCGTTGACGAAGATGACGTGCGCGTCGGTCGCCGCCCACGGCACCGCGTCGGTGAAGACGATGTACATGGAGTGGTAGAGCACGCCCGACCAGAACGGCGTGGTCATGTTCAGGTAGCTCAGCCCGTCGTCGACGAACCTCTGTTCCTCGCGCGTGGCCCTGCACGTCGGCAAATCCGCGCGCGTCGATTCCCTTGGCAGCACATTCATGATAGCGCTTCCTCCTTCACGCAATCGGCCCATGAGCCGTACTCGTTGCCTGCGCGGTCTTCGAGGTGATCGCGGTGGCAGATCAGGTTGCCGTCCCAGCCGCCTTCCTCGATGGTGGTCCAGCCGTGCTTGCGGGCGATCTTCTCGGCGAGGTCTTCGTCCATTGCTTTCCTCCTTTCCTCAGCGCCGCATCGCGACGGCGCTGAGCAGGGTCAAATTGTCCTTGGCGAAGGATGAGAATTCGGCGGTCGACACCATGGTCGGATCGCGCCGCGTCACCGCGTTGAAGAACATCACCCCCATGCCGTCGGACATGCGCTTCACATACGTTGCGAGCGCACCGATGTTGGCGTGCGTCGCCTTCGCGGCGATGTCGAAGACGAGGAAGGTCAAGAGATCGAGGCGCGTCGGCACCGGCGTGCTCATCGGATCCGCGACGATCTTCGACAGCGTCGGGATTTCGGTGCGGCACTTGACGAACTCCATGTAGGCGTTGGCATTACCAAAGCCGATGGTGCCGGCCATCGCCACCAGAAGCAGCGGGCTTTCGAGCGGCATGCCCTTGGACAGCGCCGTCTTGATCAGGTCATCCGCCGCATGCAGCGAGCGCTGCGTCATCCACGGCCCTTGGCTTTTCGGCACCTCGGGATCGGTGAACAGCTTGGCTTCGTTGCGCGCCGCGAACGCCATGGTCAGCGGCGTGAAGCCGAGCTTGGTGCCGATCATGAGGAAGTGGTCCAGCGTCGGCTGCAGCGTCACCTCGGTGGTGCGGTTGATGATGAAGTCGTATTCCTTGGTGGTGCCGGAGCGATCCTCCGGGCGGTTCGACAGCATCACGCAGTCGAAGCCGGGGAAGTGGTAGAGCCCCAGCCTGCGCTCGTAGATCATCGGCGCCGACGCGCGCTTCACCTCCGGGTCGCCCTGTCCCCATTCCTCGAAGACGACGACGCCGCGCTTGAACATGTGCAGCGGCCGCCCCGAGAACTTGTCGTAAGCCCAGTAAGGGTAGGTGTAGCGGCCCGCCATGTAGCTCATCGAGTTGCCGTCGGCATCGAGCATGGTCTCCTCGCGCGGCATCAGGAACCCCTGAAAGTCGCCGATGTTGGCCTTCGACATGTCGATCTCGAAGTAGCCGTAGTCGTCGCCCTGATCCTTGGCGTACTGCTCGACGCCTTTCGACTTGCCGATGCCCGGCGGGCCCTTGATCTTGGGGGTCTTGCCCGCCGCGAAGACGAGCGCGAGGAAGGCTGCGAGGTCCGCGTCGCGGACCTTCACGTTGGGATTGTCCATTTCCGTTGGTCCTGTTGGTTAGATGAGATCGCGAAGATCGTTGAGGATTTCGTCGGCCCGCTTGGTCAGGTCCTTCCTGAGATCGCCGGACGTCTTGATATCCTCGATCTCGATGCCTTCGAAGGCATCGAGCTTGTCCGCCACGCTTGCGAGCAGCGGATCGTTGGTGAGGTTGAACGAGCGGAACACCTTGGCGATGTCCTGCACGTGTCCTATCGTCGAGGCATGCATGCGCACGCTGCCCTCTGAGGTGATGCCGCGCGCCTTCTCGTCCGCCGCCTTGTCGTAGGCGGCGAGCTTCTCGACCAGATGACCCAGCGGCTTGGCGACGCGCTGCATGGCATCGGTCTGGGCGTTCTTGTAGGCCGCCTCGATGCCCGCCTCGAAGTGACGGCGCATGTGCGCCTCGACTTCCTTGGACACGCCGGATGCGGCGAAGTTCTTGGAGTCCGGTATCTGCTGCATGTCGAACTCAAGCGAGAACGCATCGTCGATTTCGTCCTCGGATACGGTCGCCACGTTGAAGTTGCCCTTGTTGCGCTCGGCCTGAGCGATCAGCGCAGGCGCGTCGGCCCTGAGCCGCGCCACCTTGGCGTCGTAGGCCTGCTTTTTCGGCGCGTAGAATTCCAGCCATTTCTGCAGATTGACGTTGGCGAGCAGGCGGTAATCGCCCCACGCCGTGGTCATCGAGAACAGGCCGGCACGTACCTCGGCTGCAATATCGTTGATCTCCTTGACGCGGTCCTCGGCACCGGAGAAGCGCGACGCGGTCACCTTGGCGGTGCCCTGCAGCGCGTTGTGGGCGCGGTCCGATTCCTTCGAGGCGGTCTTGTCGAGGCGGCGCAGCCCCAGCGAGGACGTGCTGACGCGCGCCACGGTGGCGACTTGGCTCAGCATGGCGGAGAGGTTGGGCGTGGTTGCGGGAGCATTCATTTCGGTTGGTCCTTGTTGCTGTGAGTTGGCACATGATAGCGCGTTATGTTACGCAGCGCCAGTCAGGCTGTGGATAAGTTAATGCGATCTAGGCTCTCCTGATGACATGCATCAGCAGCTTGACGAACGCCACGCCGCCGATGATTGCGAGGATCAGGCGTCCCGGCATGAACTCGCCGGGATATGTTCCGCATTGCGACAGCGGCCGGTCGAGAACGATCAGATCGTAGATGACCATGGTCAGACCCGCGCCGATGCCCCATGGCATGGAAAGCAGCAGTGCTCCGATAAATATTTCAGCCTTGCTCATGGGTCACCTGTACATGCAGGCGACGTGGCCAGCGTCGACACGGGCAACCGCATCGAGGGCGAGCACGCCGTAGGCGTAGGGGCAGTCGTCCTCTTGCGCGACGAGCACCGTCTCGCGCGGCGCGTAGATGTCGAGCGCCCACACGGTGCAGGCGCAGAAGATCGAGGCGGATGATGCCAGGATGAGTGCGAGGTTCTTCATTGGTCCTTGGTCCTTGTTGGTTGGGGACCGTGGGTCAGCGGCTACGGTCCAAGAGCCCGCCACACTTTCGTGGTGGCACTACGTGTTACTCGATGATGCCGCCGCCACCTTCGGGGAAACCTTCCGCGCCGGAGAAGTCGACGGGGATCAGCTTGTGATCCACGTAGGCGTAGTTGACGGGATCGTCGGACTCGACGACGCGCGTATCGGTGACGGACCACCAGCGCATCATCAGGTCGTGGACGTTCTGCTCGGCTTCCTCGCGCGTTGCGAAGCGCAGCGCGTTGGAGCCCCAATTGATGCCGTTGTCGGTGGTGACCTCGGGTTTCCAGCTCATTGATCGTTCTCCTTGTTGGCTGCGGCGCAAAGCTCGGCGAGCTTGGCCTTGGCTAGATCGAGCGCTTCCGGCAGCAGCTCGTTCGCCACCTCGGCAAGGCGGGCGTTGTCGCCAGCCGGAAAGTTCATCTCGCATCCCCACAGCGAAGGTCCGTTGGTGACGAGGGTCACGTCGGCACGCTCGACCGAGAGCACGACCCCGACGAAACGCCAGTCGTCGTTGTTCCACGCCGCGACCACGTCGGGCGTGTAGCAATCGAAGTCGTCGACCTTGGTGTCGTAGTCGAATTCGAGGCGCGCGTAGACGGTGAACCCGTCGACGTCGCAGGTGATGACGTCGCCAAGGCAGGCGAAGGCGGCGAACTTTTGGGTGAACATGTCAACGTCCTCTCATGACGAAGAGATACATCTTCTGGTTCTTGCGGTGGCAGTAGACCGCGAATTCCTGCGCCTGCTTCAGGCAATGCGCCGGCCAGCCTTCGGCGGCACGCTTGGCGATGATGCCGCGCAGGTCCTCGTCGGGCGTGGCGACGTGCAGGCGGTCGACAAGCCATTGGATCTGGCGCGCGGGCACGCGCGGGTCGAGCTTGTGGCGCTTGCCGTCGAGCGTGAACGATTTGGGCATGGCGGTTACTCCCTGTCGAGCAGGTCCTCGATCATGTGGTTATGCTCGCGGCAGATGCGGTGCGCGGCCTCATAGGAAAGCTGCGGCCCGCAGATGACGACGCCGTTGCCGTCAAGGATCATGTAGCGGCCCTTGCTGAGGCCGTAACCCCACAGCATGGCGTCACGCTTGGCGTCGTGGCCGTATCCCCACAACATGGTGTTGCACTTGGCGTCGTTCATTTCTCGAACTCCCCGAATGTCCACTCATGGCCAGCCGTGTTTCATGCTGGCCATGCTCAGGCATTCCTCGGTCGCCGCGCGTCCCGGCTGTCGCGTGATCCCGTTACATGGCGGCCTCGTCGATAAAGCCGAGCACCAGTTGTCCGTCCACGCTGGTCCGAAACCGCGCGGGCTGGGGCTCAGGGAGCACGTTGTGGGGATTGGGCGCGTTGATGTCGCGGTAGTCGCGGCACACGCACCAGCTTATCTGCAGCCTGCCGACGCGCAGGAAGTGAAGACCGCCGACGCGGCGGAAAGAGACGTTGAGCATTCTCACCCCCTGATCTTGATACCGTAATAGCGCTTGCCGTTGCGAGCGACGTACGACTCGATTGTCGGCGCGTCGGCATAATCCAGCTCGCCCGTGGCGAAGCAGTCGACCAGCGCAAGCTCGGCCTCGGCAAGCGTGCGGTAGCAGCACGCGTAGAAATAGCGCGTCATGATAGCGGTTACTCCCAATGATCGGCGCGGCATCGGCCGCAGTCGAGCAGCCTAGCAGGCTCAAGAGCGAGGCGATTGCCTACGCCAGTAGGCAATCCACGTGGAAAGCCGAGACCGCGTCGGCGGTCGGCAAGGAGCGATTATGCCGCGAACCCGCGACGAATGCACACCAAGTTTCCCACCAGTGACGCGCTCCGCCGGTTTCACGCGTGACTTGGACGTAATGCGCGATCTTGGCGCGGCGCGTTTCAGGCTTGACGCTCTTGGCCAGACGGAATGCCGTTTCCGGCAGATTGAGCACGCGCAAATTGTGCGTATCGATGCAAGCTACATCCAGCCCGCATATCTGCGCGACGAACGCGGCCTTGACGATGCCCAATGAAGGCACGTTGGTGAGCACGTCGATTGCGCCAACGACGTCGTCGCTTGCCACGGCAGCGACGATTGCGGCATGCAGAACGGAAGCGTGTTGTTGCGCGTAGGCGTATCCGGCACGCTTCGAACCGAACAGATATTTGGAGTCAACGCCGTTGACTCGGATGTCGGCAAGCTGGTTTTTCACCGATTGCAGCGGCTGCTGGATCGTGCACAGCACGAATGCAATGACATCCGTCAAGCCTTCAGGAGACGCCAAAGCGTGCGCACGCATGCGCGGCATGTCGCGGTCGTACATCAGATTGGTCCATTTAGTGGCTGAATTTACGCTTAGTGTCAGACACCATTAATGCGGTTTAGTGTCAGCACGTCGCTGAAACGGCAATGAAATCAACGCTAAACGCGCTTGCTGCGTTTAGTGTCCTAGTGTCAGCGTAATTTCTGCAGCAGAGAGCCAATTAGAGTCGGCATTTTCGCGCGCGAATTTTTTCTCGCAAAAACGCATCGACTCTATGAAGCTTATAAAAAGACTCCTGACACTACAGACAATAAGGACACCAAAAATTGCCGGCACTAAGGCCGTCCCTATATACGTAGTATATAGGGACGAAATACGATTCTGGCGCATGCCGAAAACGCGCTGCGCTGTCCGAAAGCGGTGTCCTGCATACCAGAGGTAGCTGACACTAGCCTACTTTACGTGAGATTTGGCGTATTGCGACGCCCACGTCGTGCGCTGACGCGACAACGCGTGCTTAACGCCCGACTGGTAACCGAAACCATGATTGGCGTTGGCGCGAGCGACTGCAGCCGACGCGCCGCGACGCGGCGACGCCGCGACAACGTGCACGCAACGCGCCGCATTGGCGGCAGCGTCGGCACGACGACAGCGATTGACCTTGGCCATGGTAGATGTCCATTTGCTTGTGTTGCACAAGCGCAGCGATGTGTAACTGCGTTCGTGCAACACAAGCGCTCTCGCTCTGCATAACGCCGATAACGAGAGTGGATGTGTTGCTTCATTAGGGATCGCCAGTGTCGTCGGAGTCGTTGTCCGGTTACGCCGCATCCCCTCTCAACCGTTGTGACATTCCACACGTCATGGCCACTACGCTTGGCGGTCTTCCGGTTCGAAGTAGTGCTACCCGGCAGGATACCTGCCCGTCTTCACACGCATTGAGCATTTGCGCTCCCATCTTCGACCGCCAAGCTTCCCACTGAAGGGGAGCCCACGCGACTTAGCTGTCTCGTCGATTGAGTTACTCCGCACGTGTGGCGGAGAGCCTTTCAGCCCGTGTCCAGTCCGATCTTAGCGCGATACCCTGCGCGTCATACCCGAAACCCTGTCCAACGTGACACCTCGTCTTGCGGCCCGCGCTCTCGCCTAGCCTCATCTCGCCCCGGTTGTCGTTGGGCTGTCTGGAAACGCTCCGGACACCTAGGGAAAAGCCACGCAATGCGAACTAGGGGCCTACCCGGCGGCC